GCCAGCCGGGAGCAGGCTGGAAACTTTCGGCCAGCCAGCCGGGAGCAGGCTGGAAACTTTCGGCCAGCCAGCCGGGAGCAGGCTGGAAACTTTCGGCCAGCCAGCCGGGAGCAGGCTGGATTGTATTTTAAATGAAAGGAGCAGGCGTTAAGCGAGTAAATAAGCGAAAATTTTAAAAAAAATTACTCCAAAAAGAAATTTATTTTACCCTTGACAGGATATCCGTTAATGGTAAGATTATCTCAGCACAGCACATTGATAACAAAAAATAGCCGGGATTTCAAGACAAATTTCTTTTTTGTGATTTCAGAAAAGAAATCCCTTGCCCAAAAAATCAGTTTATCTGTGCCTGATTTTTCTTTCATGGAAACATGAGGCTATTTTTTGAAAATAACTAACGAGTAAACATGACACAATCCTCATGTGATATATCGGGAGATTATTAGATTATCTTAGATTTCACAATTTTTTTCATGGGATTAAATTGTGAGATTATTCGATTAATCCCTAATTAGATTGTAAATTTTTCTGAGGGGTTAAAATTTACTCTTAGTTGATTAACCCTAATATCTGAAGGGAGTTTATATCATGACAGAAAAGATTAAGCCGTTTGTTTTAGATTTCAAGACAAACTTTTTCAAGGACGAAAAAGGGGAGGTTAATTCAGACCTCCTCAGCAAAGCACAGGGAGTGTTAACCTCTTCTCCCACCTCTGCCTCTGTTACTGCCAGCCTCCCTCATGTTACCGCTTTCTTTGGTAGCAAGTCCATTGAAAAGTTAATCCTTTTGGGCGATAAAATTCAGGTGAAAAATATCCCTGCCAGCCTGAAAGATAAAGTAATTACACTCCCTGTTGCAAGGCTGGCACAGGCCGTCGAATATGCCAGGATTTCAAATGAGGCTTGCTTAAGCCGGGATGCAATATTGACGCCTCCCACTGCTCCCACCTCCCCCGCTGATATGGTTGTAAAATTCAGCGATGACGTTGAAAAATACATCGAAATGATGCTGAAAGCACAGGAGCAGGAGCAGGCAGAGCAGGCAAAGAAAGCAGAGCAGGCTTAATTTTTTCTGCTCCTGGCCGAAGTTTCCAGCCAGTCTATAAATCAGGGAGGGGTTAAAATCCCTCCCTGATTTTTCGAGTATCGAATTTTATTTTTTGAGGTGGTAAGATGGTATATTTTTTTATCACTATAATAATTTTTCTGCCCATTTTTATTTTTGGCGGTATCATAGAATACCATGCTAGCATAGAAAAGAGGAAAATAACCCATGAAAATTATTTTCGTGAAAATTTGTAAATTTGACAGCACAGAAATTTTTTATGCTGTCAAGAGAGCAGGGAGGGATACAAATTTTTTACCTCTGCCTGACAATAATTTTACCCGGCTGAATTTCGAAAATTATTTTCGTGTAAAATCCGCTGAAGGATACAAATTTATGATAATTTTCTGATAACAATTTTTCACCCCCTCCCCTCCCTGAAAAATGGGAGGGTATTTTTTTGCCCGTGGGGCGCTGTGTACCCCCCAGACTCAGGGTATTTTTTGAAAGTCTATTATCGGTAGTATTTTTCTAAATCTTGTTATAGACTGGATTTCAAATTTCAGTTTTAAGGTGAAAATTTTTTCGAAAGTCTGTTATCGACAGCTAGTTAAATAAAAAAAAACCCCCATTTCTGGGGGTTATACTTCACCTATTAGCGTGTCCATTAATTCACGTAATCCTTCTACTTCTTCTATTAGTTCTCTTTGTCCTATTAGATAGTTTATTAGATTTCTTTGTCCTGTTAGATAGTCTTTCTTTATCAGGATAGTTAGTCCACTCCAACCTCTTAGATAAATATTCTGTGTACCCGTTGATGCGTATAATGCAGTTAAGTATATAGGTAATGTATCAGATAATGTTAATGCACCTCTTACATAAATGGGTTGGTTATCTAATATTACATCTCTACCTTGTAAGAATAGAGGTAAAGTGTCTGTTATTCCACTTGTAGCACTTAGGTAGATACTTTGAGAATCAGATAAAATGGAGTAAGATGATAAGAAAATGGGTATGTTATCTGTTAAAGTAGCTTCAGAATGTAGATAAATAGGTTGATTATCAGTTACATCTATTTTACCTATTAAGTATATACTTTGGGTATTAGTAAGACTACTCTGTCCTTTTAAGTAGATAGGTTGGTTATTTAGTATTCCAGCTACACCACTAAGGTATATACTCTCACTGTCTACTGCGTTATCACTACCTTTTGTATAGATACTCTGTGTATCCAGTATTGTATCTACACCTTTTAAGTAAATACTTTGTGTATCCGCTACTGCATTACCAGATGCAAATAGGTAAATTGGTTGGGAATCTATTACATTTATACTACCTAACAAATAGATACTTTGATTATCTGTTAGAGTACTTACACCTTTTAAGTAGATTGGTTGATTATCTGTTACTGTAATACTTGCTAATAAGTAGATAGCTTGTGCATCCGCTATATCAGCAGTACCTTTTAAGTAAACTGCCTGTGTATCCGTAATTGCATTACCGGATGCATTCAGGTAAATTGGTTGGCTGTCTGTTACAGCAGTACCACCTACCAGATAAACAGGCTGGGAATCTGTTAGTGTAGCCTGTCCTTTTAGATATATTGTTTGAGTATCTACTAGGGTATCTTGTGCACTCAGATAAATAGTTTGTGTATCCGTTATAGTAGATACACCCTTTAAGTAGATGGGTTGTGTATCTGCTTGATCTGCTCTACCTTTTAGATAAACTGGTAATGTAGCAGGTGCTAAAGAATACAGTATATAAACATTATCTATAAAGTGTGTTACACTGTTATCTATAAAATCTGGAAAAGTGGTGATTGCTACGCCGCCAACTACTGCATCTAATGTACCTGCAAGTGACTGTTTAAAATACCATGAACTTGTACCAGATTCTATTATTGCATATGAATAATCACCATAAGTCCATGCTTTAACAGTTATCTCATCAGTAAAGCCTACCCCCTCTAATAGTACATTAGATGAACCTATGTGTGAACCATTCTGGCGTTGCATTCTAGCATAACGAACTTCGCCAAGCTCTATATCATAATAAATACCAATTCCCACACCAGTATAAGGTAAGTTATCAGTAAATTCTCCTAAAACCTTAACTATACCAAATATCCAGGGAGTACCAGTAGTAGCTAAGTACTCCATTCTGGTAGTAAATTCTATATAGTAATCTTTTTGAAGATCAACCCCCGCTCTAATATGAGATATTGCGGTATCATCATTATTTAATATTCTACCTTCATTACCCTGAATATCTATAGTAGAGTTTGTTGATACTTCATCATACCATCTTAAGTTACTCCAGGGGTCACCATTATTTCCTGTAAATGGTTCATAGAAAGGCCACGTAACTGCTCTTAAATAGACTGGTTGAGAATCAGTTACAGTATCTCTACCGGATAGATATATTACTTGTGTATCCGTAATTGAGTCCTGTCCTTTTGTATAGACAGGTTGTGTATCTGCTAAATCTGCTTTACCTTTTAGGTAAATGGGTTGAGTATCACTAATCTCTCCACCAGCAGATACAGCATTTAAATAAATTGGTTGGGTGTCAATTACATCAATACTACCTAAAAGGTAGATTGTCTGTGTGTCCGCTAATGTATCTTTACCACTAAGGTAAATTATCTGTGTATCTAAAGCAGTAGCATACCCTTGTAAGAAAATTGGTTGTGTATCTGTAATACTGGCTTGACCAACTAAATAAATTGGTTGTGTGTCAGTACTGGAATCTTGTCCTACTAAATAGATAGGCTGGGTATCTGTTGCACCCGCTGTAGCAAACAGATAAATCGGTTGTGTATCTGCTAAGGTATCTTTACCTGATAAGTAAACAGGTTGGTTATCTAAAAGTGTACTCTGTCCTACCAAGTAGATAGGTTGAGTATCTACACTGATAATTACACCATGTAAATAAATGGTCTGGGTATCAGATGCTGTACTTTGACCTTTTAAGTAAATTGGCTGTGTATCAGAACTGGTACTCTGTCCCTTTAAATAGACTGGCTGTGTGTCTGTTATATCCGTACCAGTTGGTGCAGAGCCTATTGCTAAGCCGATCCATTTCTTGGCATTTGTCTCAATGTCAGACCAGTTTAGCTGGGTACCTGTGGATTGCATCGACACATAGGTTGCCGCCAGTCCAGCAGAGCCGTCGTGAAGTGGGAAGTTTACAGCTTGGTCGTCTACAAGAGACTGAGTATTGGAATCTGCGGCATTATCTTCTTCGGTGATTGTGTTGGAGTATTGCTCATTGGCAGTAATAACTGATATACCATAGCTACCAGCCAGAGAACTAGAATCTGGAGTGCTGGACACAGATTCAACAAGAGACATTCCGTAGAATTGAGCAATCGGTTGGAAATTAGGGTTAGCGTCGGTATTGTTGCCTGTTGCTGTCGGTGTATCGAAGGTGTAAACCTCGTGAGGGACAGCACCAGAGTAGTTCCAGACAAGAAATCCTACAGTGGCTGAATCTGCACCAGTCCTGGTAGTAAGAACAAAATCAGTGCTTGTTACGCTAGTTATCTCTCCATCCCACAGTATTCCCCCAGAGGCATTTGACTTGCTAAGAATGTAAGACTCAGACACTCTATGCGTGAGTGCCATTGTAGGCTGGTTGTCCCTATCAGCATGGTATACACCACGTTGAACAATAGTTGAGCCATCGTAATCTAAGAAACCAATTGAATGACTCTGTACTTTTACAGTTGCGAATATACCATTAGCAACCTGAAAGTTTGGAGTAAATGTAACTGTTCCTCCTACACTGTTGGAGGACAATCCAGAATTTACATAAGCATTCGCAATATCGTCGCCATACCAAAACGTAACCGTGAGAAGAACTGCTGTTGACGGGAGATCATTCCAGGTTAGACGGATACCATCTGTTATCCAAGATGCGGAGTTTACTGACCCATCCGTTGTCCCATCTGCCGGATTTGTTATCCTGACAAGCTGAGAACTTGCGCCGAAGACATAAACGTCCGAAGATGATGCCCCATGTTCGGATGAAAGCCCAAATACACACGCCCTAGTGCCATCCCAAAAACCTACCGACAGCATAGCACCGTCTATGGCGGTATTATCTGTAACCGCAAGAGTAGCAACAAGCATCACGGCTTTGGGCGTGCCAATGCCGGATATCGTGATATCCTGGGTAGTCCCAGTAGTTATTGCGGCTACTCTAGTAGAACGAATAGGCATTAGAGTGTTATCTCCAGGTCAGAGGCAATTCTAGCTTTATTTACGTTTCCAGATGCATCAAAGTATGGGGATGGGTTAGGTGCATCCATATCCGGCGGACTTGATAAAACCAGACAAGCCGCTGTTACCTTCCATAAATAAATCATCTTTAGGGTGGCATTCGCCTTGCTGTCCATAACCGCTCGAACAGCATTCGCCTGTGTCAGTTCTGCACCCTGCAAATCCCAAGCCTGGACAAACTCTGCCGCTGTCCATGCTCCTGCCACGTAAAGAGCAAGCCCACCAGTAAATGCATGAACATTTATCCCAGGACGGGATGGTACCATCTCTATACTTTCATGAGTTAATCTATCAATTAGGTCTGCCATATTATGTTTTTTCCTACAGCGGCAAAAAAACTGCCGCTGTTACCAATGCAAATCCCAGTGGTGTCCAATTAACATTAGGATTTGTTACATGAAATGCATCTAAACAGAATGCTATAATAGCTAAAGTAGCTAAAATTATTTTAATCATTTTTAGTACCCTCCGGTACATTACTTTATAATACAATGTACATCCATATCTTTATAGTCTCTTATACTTTGTTTTATGTTTCCATAATTATCTACTGTAGTACAGAATATTTTATCTCCTACTACAGAGCCTATCCCTCTAGAGCGAGTCTCTTTTTTACTGAATAAATCTCTGGTATAATCCCAAAATTGACAGTAGCCATCGGAATCGGAAATGCCGATGAAAGTTAGACCTCCAAGTTGCAGACGAATCTGCGTAACATAGAGTCCTTCATCGGCACATCTTTTACGAAGGTACTGCCATGCAGACATACCTTCGATTGATTCTTCAGTTTCAAAAACAGTCTCGCCGTTAGAAAGAGAGGCTATCCACCCTCTAAACGGGATTTCTTGGTCAGTAGCCATAAGCCTAGACCTCCTTTATTTTAAATTTTTTTAGCTATATGTTAGAGCCATACCCAAGTCTACATCAGTATGAGGACCTACTGTTGCAGGGCTGATAGATAAAGCAATATACCAGTAATGGTCTGCGGCAGATGCGGAGTTGGCTAAGTCCAGCCTTTCTCCAGTATTGTCTCCACCCGTAGTACCAGTATCGTTAATCAGCGTCCACGCTGTAGCGGTTTCTCCACGTTCAAATGCATAGACGGTTAAGTTATCTGCTTTGGTAGTGACACCAACACTTGTTTTATAAATGTATGCTCTAGCGTTGGTCACTGCTACAGATACTGTATGATTAAAGTGTAATCTTAGAGTACACTCATTAGCTGTTAAGTTAGTGTCATCAATGGATTCTGAGCCACCACCATTGACACTCATTGTGCCGCTGGTCAGATACTTAACATTGTTCATGTGGTTAGCACCACACTGATCTGTACCAGGGTCGCCGTTACCAGCGTGTGTACCATCCTGGTACGAACTTACAGTAATTGATGTAGCCAAATCAGTCAGGGATGAACTGAATACTAAAGTATTTGCACCTAAATCAGCCCAAGCTGGGCCTGCGCCCATATAGCCTTCAAAAGTAATTGTTGCCATAGTTTTCTCCTAATTATGCTTTGCTTTTATATACATTAACTGTTCCTACAAATATTGTAGAAATGTTTAAGTTTGTATCTGTGATTTCACCTTCATGGTTATAGTCTCCTAATAAGGATTCTGTATCCGAAGGTGAGAAGTCCATTCTAAAAATACCACTAGATGGGACTGTAATAGCAATCCCAGATGCTGTAGTTTTAGTTAATACAACATTCTCTGGATAGCGTTTATACATTACCCAATTTATTGTACAACTAGTAATATCTAAATTATTTTCGTTTTCATCTAAAACGGTGACATAAACTTCTTTACTATCACCCTGATAAATGCTAAAATTTTGCCCCGTTTTTGTCATAATGCACCTATACTTCTTTCAGGTAGTCTTCGTAGAGCCAAATCTCTGCTGGAACAAAATCACTAACCTTATCTCCTATTACTTTGACTCTCTTTCCTTTTTTACCCTGTCCAACTTTAGCAGTATCAGCCCAAGTTGGTGCATTTCTCATATTCTGGCGATCAATTATCATTTCTCTCCAATCATCTGTAGAAGGAGTGGGTTCTGTAGGTTCCAGATACGGTACGCCATAGAAATCTTCCCAAGCGGCTTTAGTACCACCATTGTAGGTAAAGTAGTTAAGGTCAATTTCATTGTCTCCAGTAGACCCCCAATCAGCCCCGTTATCATAATGGTCAGCTTGCCACTCAAAACATATAATTGGATTATTGATATCAGCCCAAGCATCAGGTAAATACGGTCTTACTATCGGTACAGAGTAGAAGTTTATACCTGGAAAATGATGTGCTACCCATAGTCCACAATTTTTCATCCACGTAGCGGGGTATGTACTCTGATTCCAGAAGTATGCTCTTGTATAGATATCGGGGATAACATTAGTAAGTCCATATACCTTATTAACTAGCTTTTCTGCATTTCCAGTAAAGGTATTTTTATTTAGATCATCGTTTGTTTCGATATCTAAAGCTAATCTGTTTAGATATTTAGTAGGGGCTAGTCCTTTAGCTATATCAAACGTATCTTTTATAATTTGTGCTTGACTGTCTAAATCCTTCCATAACTTTGTATAATGATATACGTTGTCTACATAAATACACTTACTTTCGCATGTAGTTAGGTTATATTCATACTCAAAGTCAATACCAGCAGTAGCTACACCCCCTCTAAGTCTGATGGTTCTAGATTTCTTAGAATACTGTTCAAAGTCAAAATGTGATACAATAGTACCATCTGGTAATATCATAGCTTGGTATACTGAAACATCCGCAGAGACCAAAGGCGGGTCTTGTTCCATAGGGAAATATATTCTAGCTGGCATGTTATCTCCCTATGATCATCTCTAGTTTTTCATAATCATAATTTAATTTAGCCAGAGCTACCTGCGCTAATTCATATCCTTCAACTAGTGAAGGTACTCTTTTCTGTGAGTATAATTTACTAGCATAGTTGAAAGTAGCATTAGAAACTAAATTAGCAATATCATCTAAATTAAGTTCTGCATCTGACTTTTTATGTTGTGCAGTACAAATAGCCCACTTTTCACTCTGGGTATAGGGTTTTCCAGTTCTTTTATTTGTACCGCTAATTTTCTTTACGCAATCCTCAATTGCCTTCGGCATATTAGTCCTCCTTATCTAGTTAATTGCAGAATTATACTTATAATAGCTATAAGGGTAGCAATTCCAGTAAACAATGTATTCATATTTGTTTGAGATTGTGACGCCTTTCCTCTTAATTCTGCACGGGTTTCTTTTAAATCTACAATACTTAGTTTTAAATTATCAAGTTCTTTTCTGGTAGAATCATCTAGGGATTTAATTTGAGATAGTGTTTTTTCTACTTCTGAGAGCATCTCCTTTCTTAAAGATTCTACAGATTCTCTAGAAGCGGCGTTTTTAGTCCAATCCTCTACCGTTTTTCTAAACTCATTTAAAACTTCTAAACGTCTTTCATTTGCATCTTTAGCCGCCTCTAAACGTAGAAGGGCCTCTTGTCTAGCCATATCTATTGCTTCTTCAATTGCAAATAGTCTAGCTAAGAAATATTCTTTTTGGTCTTTTAAATGCTGAGTTATATACTCTTTTAAAGTAATATTTTCAGTATCCACATAACCTCTGGTTACTCTGTCTGCCATGTCTTCTCCAAAGTCCTTCTTAGGTAGCATCGTCTTCCTCTACTTCAAAGTCGGGCGTTAGCCCCTCTCTTTTTATTTGTGCAATTAATAATTTAATTCCAGCGGTTAATTTTTCTAGTTTTACTACTAGATTTTCATTGATTTTAGCTAAGTTATCATACGCTATCTTTAATTCTTTATTTTGGTTTATAACTACTGCTAAATCCCCAGATAACTTATTAATTTCTTCTTTACATGAATCCGATTTTTTTCTAACATCTTCTACCATATCCTGGTAGATTTCCTGCACCATATTTGCTATTTCTGCATCTGTTTTTTTTATCTCGGCTTCTTCTTTTTTCCTCTGTTTAAATAAAGCTAAAAGACCTGGGAGAGATGCGATTATGGCTACTATGATTGATGCAACGGGTATTATCCACTCTTCCATAACAATTTACCCCTTATTTTATTTACAACCTGGATTATCTTCCTGTCATATTTTCCAATTATAAGAAAAAAGAAGAATATAGTTATAATAGCCTGTAGTCTAATAATAGATGACCAAATAGTAAAATTTGGAATATTTTCCGGATATATTCCTAATGCCTTAAATATACCTACTACTATATAAAAAACAAATGTGTGAATTAAATAGACAAATAGGGGAACTAAATATAGTCTCTTATGTGCTATATTCTTGTATAGGTCTATGCATAACACAATATTGATAATTATTAATATTGTGGAAATGAGTTGAAATATTTCCATAATTCCACCTTTAATAAAACTCTATCATACTTATTATACTATTTTTGTATAATTTTTGATATTTTTTATTGAATTTTGTGTAACATCATCGCTGTATTATAATCATTTGGTCTGATGATGTTACTTGCAGTAGAACCCTTAGAATGCCATACCACTAATTCTATGTAATCCCCACTTTGTAAATAGGAGTCACAAGTTATATTAGTAGTTAAACCTTCTGCTCTGGCACCTCCGGTATTGACATCATTCCAATCCCATTTCTGTGCTAATATTACAGAACCATTCTTTCGTATACCAGTTTTTATTTGGAACGGTGTAACTCCATGATAATATACACTCTCCCAAGTAGCATACCCGACAATATGATAATAACCAGTTTCTGGTATTGTGTATTGAGAACCAGAACTCCAGAAACTACCTGTATCATAAATTTCCGAAGTCATTACAACTGGTGTTTCCGTCTCGTTATTAGCCGTAGTATATCCACTAGCCATACACGCAGACACGGCTAAAGGATTGGCAGTTTGTCCAGAAACTTGACCCTGAATTTTGTGCATAGCCAAAAAGGTATTATTTACCCCACTAATAGTATAAGGTTGAGTACCAGCACCATTTACTATTCTGAGAGATAAATACTCTCCATTATTCACAAGACCGTGATACACGGCTTGTAAAGTCCTATAGCCAGAAGTATTTACATAGTACCCTTCCCAAATATTGGCTACTAACGATTCATTTCTGAAAACACCTAGCTGGAATCTTTCAGTAGTCGGTAATGCACCACTAAAAGTTGCCTGTCCAGTTACAACATAATATGCAGTTTCTCTAGAATAAAGTCTCGATGGAGAACCACCATCCCAAGTGGTGTCTGGAGATTCATACTCAACAGTGTTCCAAGAATATGTTTGCCAACCAGTAGATGTAGATAACTGAACATTTGAAGTTAAATACCCTTTAGCGCCCACAAATGGTGCAGATAATCCAGAGATTGTCACAGTAACGTCTGTACCTACCGCTGTAGCCCTCACAGTCGGCCCTACAAAGTTTAAAGATGTAATACCACTAGCTACTACTATTCCTTCATCAGATGCGTTTATAGGAGTTCCAGTACCGCTTGCTGTAGCATTTATCTCTAGTTGTTCGTTGCTACCATCATTTAAAACTGTTACAGTAACGTTATCTCCAGCTATAATTTTACTCTCTAAATAATTAGCAGTAGTGTCATTAGCAGATACTTTAGCTTTTTCATCAGATGCTACTCCACCACTAGCAGTAATCTGGATTTGTTCGTTCCCACCTTCATTGAGTACAGCTAGAGAAATATTTGTACCAGCCGCTAATTTACTTTCTAAATAATTAGTTGTTGTATCATTTGACGATATTTTAACTTGCTCATCACTTAATCCACTACCTGTAGCACTAATTTGTACTTGTTCGTTTCCACCAGGATTTAGTACAGTTACTGATACATTACTACCAGCAGTTATTTTATTCTCTAAATAGTTTGAAGTAGTATCGTCAGAAGATACTTTGGTTTTCTCATCTGTAGACGATCCACTTACTGTAATAGTAACCTCTCCTGGGCCTGTAGATGATGCATCTACCGAACCAGTAAAGTTGAGAATTGTTACACCAGATGCTACTAATACCTGACTCTCTTCTACAGATATAGTACCAGCAGAGAAGCCTAAATTTTCTACTACTCCTAATCTATATCTAATATGATTAAGGTTATCAACTAAAGATGCATTAATTAAAATACCGCTAGGATTATATGCACTAGCAGATACAAAACCACTAAGAGACGCCTCTGTAGTATCATACGCTACTCTATCCTGAGGTAAAAATCCTAGAAAACCTCCAGGATGTCCACCAGAACCCCCACTAGCTCCAGGTAAACCTCCTAGAATTAATGGTTTAATATCTTGCATCCTATTAAAATAATTGAAGTAGTCAAATATTGTTCTTTCAAATTGATATTTCATAATGAATCATCCATTCGTATTACTGTAATTTCATTAGATGGTAACCCCGCTGAATAGCTGGTAAAAAATTCCGTATCTGGATTTCTTTGTAAAAAGGAACCAGATGTTCCTATAAATATATACGGATAACTATAATAATTATGGTTATTTGTTTCTAACTTTTTAAACGAACCTGAGTAAACTGGAGTTAAGGATATACCACTACTTCCTGTATATGGAAATTCATATACTCCAGAACTTGTAGCAAAGAGTATTTTTACTCCACTAGATGATGTGAAGTATTTTGCATCATAAATTAATTTATCGTTGTTTAGTAAAATATATGTATCTATATCCCCACTCTGAGATACATAACTTGTAGTTTGCCCATTTCCAAATAAAACCAGAGGAGCCTCTAGTGATGCATCTAGTTTCATAGAACTTGTAGTTTCCAAAACTTTAGAATAGATATCTTCATACAATAAAGTATCGGTCTGCTTTTTTAGTACACTTGCCGCCTCTGGATATATAGTAGTTTGCCACTCTCCATTACTAAATAATATAGAATCTAACAGTATCTTTTCTAAGAAGAGAGTTATTGTTGCAGTACCAAATACCCAATTATCATACAAAGTAGTGATACTATTACCAGGATTTATTCTGTATATTTTTCCTGGTGAAGTATCTTTATACATAATAATAGAATTATCATGATCGTCTGCTACACTAGATATTGTATCACCACCCAATCCTATTGGTACCGATGAAACACCTCCGGTACCTGCTAATGTTGAAACATTTCCGTTTGTATAGACTAAATAAGTTGTAAATTTAGATGCTACAAGTCTTTTATATACATTTGTTGCTGACAGCTCAATATCTGAAAATTCCCCAGAAAAATCTATTTCAGCTAATCTGTACTCTGTAGCCGATGGTGTTACTCTATAAACAATATAGAATTTTTCATCACAAAAACTAGCTATACTGTGAATTCCTGTATAAAAGGTGCCAGACGAGAATGTTCTAATTTCCGAAGATACATCTAGAGTATCTAAGTTTATTACAATAGATTTTACTTTTATTTCTGAACCACCAGTTGAGCGTTCTTCGTGGTATTGAAAAAATATATTTTTGTTATTTTCTATTATATAGCTACTGCCTTGAAAATGCCAACCCCAATCTACTAGAACAGTTGGGAGTGGGTATAATTCTCTAAAAGTAACTAAATTAGTTGCTGATGATACTGATAATGTGGAAAGGTTTATATACTTAAAATTGGTAGATACTGGGGTACCACCAGTTGTTTGTATTCTATAAATATCTATAAATCTTACATCGCCGTTACTTAATAAGTATGCGCCATATGAATTTGATGAAAAGATTTGACCAGCGCCTGCGGAATCCTCCAATAATATTGTACTAGTTTCCGTAATGAAATTATAATGAACATAATATTTTATACTAGAGTTTGTATTATATAGTATTTGTATAAAGTTATCTTTATCTAAAATAGAACCAGTCCAACCAACATCATAAGTAGGGCCAGTTGGTCTATTTATAATAATTTCATCACCCGTTTGATTATCTCTTCGAATTACTTTTGTACTATCAGAATAGAATGAATATTGCTCATACCAGCAAATTCTTGGGTTTTGAACGCTTATTTGACCATATTGTAAATTTCTGCTTGTACTGTATGTAGTTGACGCTATTGAATTGGTATTTAAATTGTTTCTGTTAATTCCAGTCCCCTCGTTCATTATCCCACTAGCAGATGTTAGTCTAGAATAAGTAGTTACTATCAAAGAATTATTAATATCTTCTACATCAAACCCTCTATAAGTATAAGTAAAATCGGACGTACCACTAAGAGTGGTTATTAGACTGTTTATATAGTTTCCAGACGATGTTATTGTAGATATCCAACTCCATAAGTTGTTAGTAAATAACCCATATATTTCATTATTAGTTCTATTTATAGCACAGGCTACATATCCTCCAGACGGTGTTGGCATAACATAAGGAGGGGTTGTGAGCCTGTTATAGAAACCACTAGGGAGGAATTGGTGCCATCCGCTTACTAAAATATTTCTTAAAAATAATTGGCCTCCAGAAGCTACACATACAAAATTGCCAGCATTAATATCTAAATCTACAACGTTTAGATTCGTAAGCCCATCACTAAAGTTTTCCCAAGTAGACCCACCTAATAATTTTCTCCATACACCAGAACCAGATGTTCCAATATAGACGTAATTAGTACCAATATCCCACACACCAAATAATCTTGGGCATCTCTGATCTAGAATTAGAGTTGTAACCATACCATTACTATTTACATCTACAGATAGTGTAGTTACCAAACACAGTCCAGAAAAATAATCAGAGTTTATATATACAGTATCGGCTATTTCTATATTTGGACTACCTACTATTTCAATAGTTTTTACATAATTTCTTTTAGTAAATTCATCTAATATTTGAACAGCTAGTTGATTAGCTACTGCTGTACTTCTAATATTGGGGTTTCCTAAAACAACGGCTCTCTGATCTGCATTATCATAATTCCACGGAGTTTGCCTGCTTAAATCTGCGTATACCCAAGTACCCGTATAAGCATCACCAGTACCATACACTACTGCTCTATTTCTAAGCATAGCATCGTTTTCCATAGTACTGATATTTAAAATTTCATTATCATTAAAGCTATCAGTATACCCACTGATAGATAAATCTATTTTACCGATGTGAGCTAAATTATTTTCATCAAAATAAATGTACCATCCACTCTGTTGTAATAAAGGAGTTATTACATCGTAAGCACTTCCTACACCTAATACAGAATTCTCATTCACTGGAGTTCCTAATTCAGCAGTATCAAAAATGTAATTTACTCCTGCCATATTGAGAATAAGTTCTATCCAATATTTAGTTAATGTATAAGTAGTAACTGTATAGGAATCTGCTACGAAATAATCCACTAATCTTTTAGAATCATCTTGGCATTCTAATTTATAATTCCCTGTTTTAGCATCTCTAGTAATAGAAGATATATTATATTCGCCCCTTTTAGTACCTTCTTCATAGATAGTAATGGTATCCCATGTATTGAAAGTTCTAGATACTGTTTTAACTATTGAAATATCTAATAAACCTATTCCAGAACACAGTTCTTTATTTCTAGAATACTCTATGACATAGTTAGTTATATCAGAGCCTTCGTGTCTAATTTCAACATCCATTATTTACGCAACTCCATAGATACTGTATACCCTGCTTTAGACCATGAATGCTCTGCCATAACAATATAATAATCGTCATTTATTCCTAAAATATCTTCATCAATTGTAAATACACTTCTAGCCATATAAGATGGGTCACCAATTACATTCATAGAGACTTGTTCTGTGAGCCTATTTAAAATTATCAGATTATAATCAGCCGCCTGTTGTGCATAACCCTGATGATCTATCAAATTAGTACCAAAAGCTACTGTTTTATAGAACCCTGCTGGTAAGTAAGGACTCGATGCTTTAGCCTCAGCATAAATTCCAGTACTACCGTAAACTACTATTCTATTTCTTAAATCTTTTTCTGACCTCTTATGTGTAAAATCTAGGATCGTAGTGTCATTAATTGTACCTAACGAAGTATCCGCTTGAAATCCAGGTTGGTTAGATTCTGGGCTACCAGCTACCATTACATAAGGTTTTCTATTAATAAAATGTACAACACCGTCTTCATCTGCGTATAGATGCCATGTTAGCGTATCAGCAATATACCTACAATAATCAAAAGCAGAAACTAAGTTTACCTCTGCTACTGAATTTGTAGCAAATACAAAGTTAGTAGGGTCTGGATCATAGTTTGTTAATCCTGCTAAAGCTAATACATCTTCTACCAAATCCTCAGCAGATATATTAGTTCTAGAAAAAGGCTCTTCTGGATTAGTTGATGCTACAAAGAAATCAACTGCTCTAGTCATAACATCGTGTGCAGTAATTGTATATATATTTTCTGGTACTTTTCTATCAATTTGCTTTACATACCCTCTAAAAACTCTAGCATGATTAGCAGAGTATCCTATATCTACGTCTATAGAATCTCCAATATCAAGAGTAGATGTTAAAGCGTCTATAGTAGCTACAGAAGTAGCACCATTATGACTCATAGAAACACTAATATTTTCAATATCGCTTAGTCCGGTTACATCTGCGTAAAGGCTACTCATATCTACTCATCATGATATAATTCAATATCTGCTATATAAACTGGGGCATCATCAGCTAAATCAGGTCTTAAAGTCTGACAGATAGAGTTGACTCTTCTCATACTTATACCTTTAACATAAAAATTACCATAACCTCCCTGATCGGATACAAGTGCATAAGAAAGTCCACTTCTAGTTAATGCTTTAAGTGCCGCATTATCAGTATCTCCTACAATATAAGCAGATATTTTAGCAATTGTATATTCATATCCAAAAATATGATACACACTGCCACCACCTAAAGGGTGTAATCTGGCTATAGTTTGAGCATAGTCATTTGCGTATTCAGTAACAAATATTCTAGTGCCATTTAAAGTCCAGGCCATTTTATCTCCTATATAACCATAGTTCTATTGATAGTACCACCAGAACCTTCAAATGCAATCGTATCTTGATAAAGCTGGGTCTTTACGATTTCTGCCAAAACTTTAGCATCAACAACCAATTGGATTGTAGATGTAGAATTTAGATTTAAAGCTACGGTGTTATTTATGTTAGAACTTATATCACTAAATAACTGTTTAAAATCAAGCCCTTCTGTAAAGGGGGCTATTAAATAATCATGAAGGATTTGGGGTATTGTCATTAACCCCTCTTTTATTGTAGTAGCCATGTTTTCTATAGAACTAGGCTCTTGACCAAACCCCTCTGTATCAAACCTGTTTCTAGGAGTAGCTTTTGGTGGGGTGTAAGATAATTGGGGTAAATATGTTTTATATACTTGTTCTACTGCTTTAGCTACAGTAGCGGTTGTAGATGCAACTAAACCAGGGTCTGGTTGTGATCTAACCAAGTCTGTTATATCTGATGGTTGTAATCTCCCTTGTCCATAGGCCTCAGTAGTACCCTCTCCCTTATATGCAAACTCTTGATCGGCTAATAAACCCTCCATACCTCCTTTACCCTCATTTAAACCTTTTTGATAAGCTAACTGTAATGTTTGGTATGGAACATAAAATCCTGCACCTTCTGGTAAGTTATAGATACCTTCTAACTCACTTGTATTTTCCTCAATTTGCTGTAGTAAAAGTTGTACTAATTTCCAATCAGCTTTAAAAGGTTCTACAACATTATCTTTTAGAGTGATTGCTAATTGTTCTGTAATATCGGGTGTGTAACCATATTTCTGTTGTAAAACAGAAGCCATAGAGTTAGCTTGTTGTACTATTCTAGCAAGTTCTGGATTTGTCATATCAAACGTTTGAAAACCCAAATCTACTTTAGAAACTTCATCTTTCCACTTATCAAAAGCTTGATTTAAATATTTAGAATCGGTTAGTCCTTCTACTACTTTAGTACCTAATGTATCTCCCATATAAACGGCTATTCTTTCCCACCTAGAAAGCATAATTTCTGCTTGTTCTGGAGTTAGAATATCTTCTCTAACCCAGGTATCGAACTCCTCACTTTGCATACGTAGAGCATCTCGATACACTTTATCAAAAGCATCTAATGAACGAATATCCTCCATACCTACTACGGTGGGTATTTTTACATCAGCTAACTGCTGTTCTTGTCTTAGTAAGTTAAGATAATCAGTCCACATTGTTTGGAACTGATTTAATTGTTCTATTGCGCCATCTGCACCAGCTAATTCTATTTCCTCTCCAGATAGGGTTGTAATACTGTTTTTACCCTCTTTAACAGCTTTTTCTATTGCGGCGGCCCAATCTATCCACTCACTTGCGGCATTTATAATACTTGTGGTTTGCTCATCAGACCCCTCTAATAGAATATCTGTAAAAGCATTATATACACCTTCTGTACCAGAAATAGATGTATTAATTTTATCAAAAGTCCCTCCGAAAGCTGTGTTTAGTTTAGATAGTGCGGCATCCAGCCCCAAAAGAGTTTCCTGCATTCCTAGTTGTTCTTTTGGTGTTATTTCCCCTTTAGCTGATTGAATTTTAATTTCCTTATTTCTAGCCTCTATAATTTCATTTACTAAATCTCTTTCTTGTTCTAGCATATCTAGACGTTTAGCTTCAATCTCACTTACTTTTGTAACATCAGCACCAGCAGTAACTGGAATAGCTTCTTGTTGTTCTTTCCTTAGTCCGGCTAATCTTTCTACCAAATCAGGGTAGGTTTCTTTACCCGGTACTATTCCTCCCCACAATGCCCCCTGTTCTGGGGTCATTTTACCAAACTGCCCCGTCTTAAAAAGATTAGATAAATTAAATCCAAATGCCGCCGCCCTTCCAAAGGTCATCCCGGTAAAGGCATCCCCCTCACCTCTTCTTTTAAATATTTCTTCTGTAAGAGCATCTCTTTCAGCCTGTGCTTTATCTCTCTGTTTTAGATCAGCCTCTGTAGCTCCAGTAAATATATCCGTAAAAAAGGCTTCAAAATCAGGTTTATGTTGCAATGTTTGTACAATAAAAGCATCAGCTATAAAAGAACCTATTAATGCACCGACTGGGCTACCTGCCGTTGTTATTGCACCTATAACAGCGCCTCCTAAAGTTATACCAGCACCTTCCAAATCTCCAGAAGCGGCTTTAAAAGCCGCTGGTATTGCTCCAACCAATGTTCCAGAGACGTATTTTCCTAGACCCAATCCGAATTTTTTAGCCATCATTTCTACGGATGATTCTAAACCTAATCTTTCCTCAAGAACTTTTCTATTGGACAATCTAGGAGATAAATTCATAGCCCCAAGAGCTAGTCCTTCTAATCTACCTCCAATGTTACTAGCAAATTCCTGTCTTCTTAGTCCTCCAGCCTCCCCTCTAAACATCATAGATGTTATTCCCAACATAGCAGTAGGAATTGTCATTTTACCTAAAACACTAGAAATATCTTCTAGAACTCCAACAAGGGCTGTTGTAGTTTCTAGAAGACCTGAAAACATATCTAAAATACCACTATCTGAACCTAGAGTTTGTGCTAAAGACTGAAAAGCATTATCTAATCTAGTAATAGCTGTTTGTGTAGTATCTATTTTTCTACTTAAAGCCTCTTGTGCCGCACCGCCGCTATTAACTTGTTCATTTGTTAGTTCTTGGATTCTTTCAAAATCTGACAAAAATGCAACATACTGTTGACCTCTACGTACACCACCGCCTAGAGTGTAACCAATTTTATTTAATTCATCAGCAGATACAACGCCTTCTTTATATAAAGTATAAATTTCTCTAGAAATATCTAAGAAAGGCCTCATTCTGCCAGCAGTGTCTTGAACTGCTATACCATATCTTGTAAGAATTTCTGCCGCCTGCTGTTGATAGACACCACCAATTAATGCTCTAACGGCATTACCAGTTTCTCTACCACCAAGACCGCCTATCTTTTCTGCTAAAGACGCAATAATAGCATTTAATTGTTCTATAGAAACACCAGAATTTTCGGCGGATTCTGATGTAATAGAGAAAGCCGTAGCCAACGTAGCCAAATCAACGTTAGCTTTTCTGGTTACAGTTACCCATGCATCCAGTAAATCTCTACCTCTTAGAAATGCAGTAGCCATATCTTCCCCAGGCCTTTGCAGTTGTCTCAATGATCCAGATAGTACATCTATAGCACTAGAGGCGTCCAGGGAGGAAAGTTTATTTAATGTGGTGGCATCTGTTAAGAGAGTTATAGCTGATTCAGTTCTTTTAATAGGATCGGAAATAGACCCTACTGCTCTATATGCTAGAGTATAAGTTTCTAATACAGCACTAATACTTTCTCCGGTTTCATATGCCACTTTAGCAGATTCATCAAATATTTGATTTAAATCTCGATGAGCATCTCCTAAAATAACGGCAATATCCGCTAGTTTAGCTTCATTTTCTATGGCGGTTTTAATTAATGCTTGTAGTTTATACATACCACCATAAACAAGCCCAACACCAACAGACCATTTTAGGACTTCTATGGTATTTCTTTTAATGGATTCTGTAAAACCTAAAAGTCTTTTATTTGTTCTGGTAATTGTATTTCCAAATTTATCTACAGTTAATTCTAGTTTACTTACTGCACCAGTAGATTCGTCAACTTTTTCAAACTTACCAACAGTTACTCCAGATGGCTCTTGCGTATATATTTGTTTAATGTTTTCAGGTTTAAATCCATATCTTTCTGCCTGTTGTACCAAACGTTTTCCCCGATATTCCCCCATCTGTACTTGAACTTCTTCAGCAGAGTATATTTTTTTCTGTGCGGCCTCTTGTTTTTCAGAAAACGTCAACAGGTCTGCCATCTGCTTTCTTCGACGCTCTCCAATATCTAATAACTCCTGTTGGGTTCTTTTATTAGTAGCGGCTATCTGTGCTTCATGTTCGGCGGCTTGCCGCTCTATTTTTATTTGGTTTGTTTTCTCTTCTGCTAATATTTTGGCATCAGCTATTTCATCTTTTCTTACAGCCCGTCTAAATACTTCGTTTTGTTCTGTCTGTCTACTAATTTCTTTACTTTCTCGAAGTTTTTTCTCTGCATCAGTTTCTTCTTTCTTTTTTGGCGCATAGGGAATCTGATCTGGCACTCCTGGCAATTTACTTCCGGGGGTTGAAGTTATTTGTGATAATGCCTGAGCTATAGTTTGTGTTATGCTCTGCTCAAAAATTTGTTGTAATTCTCTAGTAAGATTAGCCCCAAAAAATATTCTAGAACCACCACCAGCCCTATGCCAACCAGAACTCACACCTCCTCCTAAGAACTGAGAAAGTAGCCTGTCTAAACCTTGCTGAGTTGGAACGCCACCCTTAGCGGCTCCTCGCATGGTTTCCTGCATTTGCGGGCCTACCATACTAGCTAGTTGTTGCCTAGCCAAAGTTTGAACTCTTTCTAAGGCTTCTGCTGATAGGTTAGCATTTTTGGTTATTTCTAGTAACCGTTTGTTTAGTTCTTCTAAAGTTGATGCCATATTTATCCTTCAATCTTATTTTCATCAATTATAAGATTGGCTTTTGTTTGTTTTTTATTACTTAGCACTTTATCTAACCAGTCTTCTAGTTCTTCACTAGTACCCCACCAGACTATGGAATCTGGAGGTCGTTTTTCTTTAGGAAGTTCGCTTAAGTTATCTATTTGTACTCGCTTTTTAATAACAAAAGAAATAGTATAGGGAACTTCCGTAAGTTCTTCTATGTATTTATCTAAAGGAATTTGTAATTCCTTAGCAACAGCCCATAGAGATGCTATTGCATTACTTCTAGCGATTTTTTTAGGTCTTCTCCAGAAATTTCAAGACTATTATAACAATCTAAAAATTGGTCTTTAATTTCTTTTGGTAAATTTTCAAATTCTTCAAAACTTTCGAAAAGTTTAATTTTAAAATCAGAATCTGAGAAACTACCAAAATAGGCGCACATTTCTCTAAATTTTAAAATCATTTCATCTTCACAAAGCTGATTTATAATAGAACGTTCAAATTCTTTATATAAACTTTCTATATCCTTAGATAAAAGTTCCTGCCTACGCTGTTCTAAAATATTAGTGATATATTGAATTCTTAAAGTTTCAATTTTTCCAGGAAAATCATCAACTTCTTTTTGATATGCTTCTTGTTTTTCTAGGGATGCATCAGAAGCTGGCTCTACAGGAAGTGGTAATCTAACCTCTCTTATAGAGTCATTTGTTACATCTCTAACCATATAAAGCAAAGCAGACTCTACCATAGATTCTTTTTCTAAAACATGCAAGTCTGGAATGAATGCTATTCTCTCGTCAGAACCCTTTTGCTTTAGTTTACTGCGAAGTTCAGCAGATTTTCTTAGTGCAAATACTTTTGCTCTATTTAATTCGGCATCCCCTACTAAACGTATATAGACATCTAATAAAAACCTATCATTATTATCCAAAATTTCAAACTTAGCACCCCAAGTAAAAAGTTTTTTAATGTCTATGTCATTTTTATCTATACTTCTCATTTTATAATCCTTTTCTCGTATTAAAAATTAAAAGGGACTACAACTCTCCTAAACTCTAGAAAAGTATAGCCCCTTTAAAAATCCTTTATGGCATTTATTGTCTAATTATTACTAACGTGCACCACTATACACTACACACTGAGCAGTGTTAGAGCGGAAGTTAATATTCCAGGTGCTGTTCTGGTTTACAACAGCAGACCAAGCATCCCCTACAACAGTAATGTTAGGTACGTAAACCGTCTTCAAAACTGTATAAGGAACTGTGGTATCACAAGGGTCTGTAATCTGAATATCCAAAGATATACCAGATGCTACACAACCCTCAGCTAACTTGAACTCTGTGTCACCAGAGTTGATAGAGCCTGTTAGTAACAGGTCAATAAGTTCTGTATCAGTATCTAAAACAGCAATTGTACCTTCAACGGTTGGAACCTGTCTCTGATAACCGACAATATCTCTATTGCCCATCTCACGTACGTTTTGCACATTTAAGTTACCATTGATAGTAACTGATTGAACTCTTGGAATGTTATTAGCTAAAATAACAATATCTACGTCTCTACCTCTGGTAGCCGCAGGAACTAACGAATCGGAAATGTAACTCCAAGTAGTACCCGCTGGATTGGCATGGTAAACAGCTATAAACTGAGTTGTTCTACTATCTCCTGTAGTAACAGTAGTACCACTAACACTATACTCACCTGTTGCTGGTGCGGCGGCTACTTCTGTTAAGTATACACCATTTAAAATAACAGAAAGTAAGTAGTTACCGTTCTTTAATTGAATCGGGGTTTGTGTCAGAGTAAACGATGTAGTACCTGTAGTTATACGGTCTACAATAACATCATTTTTAAACCAACGTTTCTGAGAACCAATTAAGGTATAATCTTCTGTAGACTCTCCATCTACACTATAGGTAAATGTAAAGTCTCTTACTTGTAATCTTTTTGCATGTGCTGATTTAACATAATCAACTAAAGTTGCATCTCGGATGTAAATAATAGCATCTGCTTCACCTAATTCAGAAATGTCAACGCCAGCCGCAGGGTACGCAATTGGATTAGTACCAGTCAATACTGAAAAGATTTTAATACCCACGTCAAAAGCACTGAATGTTAAGGTAACATTTGGGGTATCTTTAACAGTACCGGCTAAGGTATTGTTACCAATTTCATACACATCTGTAGTTGGAACGTCTTCATTTATATCCACTCTCTGTGTTCTGTGAGTGAAAAAGCTATCATAGGGGCCAACAATTCTAAGTTTTACATCTTCTGAAGGAATGGCTAATCTTTTTGCCATAATATTCTAAGCCTCCTAAGTTATTTGTTCATATTCTGCTGTGAAAGTTATTTCACAGCGATAATAGAGTTTTTCAACAAATCCTGGTAAAACTCTAATATTTTTAAGCTTTATAATATTTGGGATTAGTTTCCCTATTTTGGTAGGGTTATAATCTGATGGGAACCCCTCATCATAATTATAAACTGGGATTCCGGCCTTTAATTCATTAATTATTTTATAACCAATTTCATCTCTTTGGGATTTATTTTTAGCAAATACATCTATAAACCAAACTCTAAATTCTATTCTATCAAAATCTCCTAGTTGATATTCTGCTGTATCAATTGTGTCTGTTTCCACGGAGATACAAGGAATTGTTAGTTCTCCTAGTGGAAATGCATCTAGAACCTGCATATATTCTACATCAGCAAATAAATCTTTTAAAAAATATATGATAGATAAATCTTGTTTTCTTTCTAAATACATAGTCATATTATTTCTTTCTCTTTAATCTAGATGTTGGTATAGGTGATGGTGCCCATTGTCCAGAAGTAGCTCTAAGTTGTTTAACTCTCCTACCTCGCCTAGTAAATTCAGCTACTCCCTTGATTTTAGCCATCAATGCATTCATTTCTGATAAATCAACTGGTTCTAGAGGGTACTCTTTTGACATTAATTCTTCTGTTATTTTAGCGATTTCAGAGAAAACTTGGTTTACATCGGTTATATTAATACCAGAAGTACCTCTAGAAAAACTCTTTAGAAGGGCATTTCCATAATCGCTTAGAGTCTTATTTAGCATTCTATATAAAGTAAGTTCATAGATTCGTGCTATTGCTAACTCTGTTTTACTTGCAAAGTGGGTTGGGGCTACTCTAGGAAAGGGTTCTCCCCCCCTATCAGTCATAGTTCCAGGTGCATTTCCAAATTCTATAAGATACCAAAAAGGTGCTTGTCCAGTTTTTGTATATTTTAGTCTAGTCTGTATCGTCTTCTCATACAAACCAGAAAACTTTTCAGTAACGTCTTTTGTACCCTCTTTTTTTCTAGTTGAAGATACACTCCAACCTAATCTTCCGGGGCCGTAAACCTTGTACGCCCAATAAAAAGATGTGTCTTCTGGGTCTGGCTCTTCTCCACCCACACCTAACTCTGCTCTGGCAAAAATAACCGCATTTTCCCACTCTAGAATTTCCCCTAAAGGAGAAAAATCTACAGTAACAAGTGTAATATTTTCTTCTCCAGTTACATAAAATGTTACTAAGTTTTCTCCATGATAGCCGATAGCCTCCATAAGAGCATCAACATAGAGGTGGAAGTTGTACTCATCTGTCATGAACATTGCCTTTAGTGCCTCTGCCTGAATTACCATATGCACAACATTTTTCATGTATTCAACAGCATCATCTTTAGCACTTAGGAAAATTAAGTTCTGACTATCTACAACATCTGAAAAGTAAAGGACGGATTCTAGACGTTTACTAAGTTCTTTTGCTCTATTAGAAACTCCATCTAAAGCATCGTCTTTTAGTATAGATGTTTTTGTTAAATCTATAACACCCTTATAAGGCTCAGGCATCTTCTATATTACCAAAAACAGTTTCAACAATATCTCTAGTATAATCATTAAAAGAATCTAATACTGCTTTTCTAAGTTCTCTAAAGACATTTTTATCAGTAATAGTACTTTCTAATTTTGAGAGTAGAATAGCTTGGTATTTCTTATTAGCCTGTCCTATGTATTTAGTAACATCTAATATATCAAATCCTTGTATAATCACACCTGTTTTCTTCATTATCCTTGTTTTCCTTCCTCTCTCAAATCTAAGAGTAATCTGTTTACTGTAGGAACTCCTCTTTGGATAGTCTTTATGATGCTCATCTTTTTATCATCTACAACTAACCACTTAGCATTTTCTACTAATTCTAAATTAGTTACAGTATATTTGACTTGTACTCGACAGTCACCTTCAAAGATTTGTCCACCAGTTGCCCAATCCATTTGATCGGCATACCCCCAAGTTACATGCCCGGAAACATTAACCCCACTATAAGTATAAAGCCAAAACATCCCAGAACAAGTAGGACAGAAAGAATCTGTCGATGTATTTGTAACCGGGTCTAAATTACAAAGTGGACACGGAGTAGCAGTTGATTCTACATAGAAGGTAACTTCTCTTCCAATAGCACTTCTTATCCCATCTATAATTGTAACTGTATTATTAGGCCAGGTTATGCTCATAAGTATCTCTAAATATTGGTACCCACGACTCTTTTACAATATTACTCCAATCATATATTGGTAAAGCAAATTTTTGTGAGCACTTTTCTGATAGTATATTATACATATTCTTATTATCGTACATCAGTTGAAGACCTTTTGCTACATCTTCTGCTCTTACTATTCCAGAAACTGTCAAAGTGTCACTACCAACAGCCCAGGTATCTACCTGAACTAACAATCCACAATCTGAATATAATTCGTGTAAGGCGCTATGATCTGGTAAAATTTGAGGTGCACCAGTCACAGCATGTTCCATGTTTGTAAGTGACCAACCTTCTCCAACAGCAGTATTAAGTCCAACATCTGTGCCGTTATAAATAAGATTTAGCTTATCCAATGTAACTACCTGTACTCCAGGTAAAGTGTTACTAATAATTAGTCTGTTTTCTATTCCATATCTAAACGCCAGTTTTAGAATATCCCACCCCATATCTTTAGTACCCATATGTAGATATAGTTTTACATTCTCTGGTTTATTCTCTGCAAACATTGTAAAAGCTAAAATTGAAATGTCAATCCTTTTTCTTGGTTGATTTCTATTGGCATTTAAAATAACAAAAGAGTCTAAGAAGTCTTCTTTCTTTGGAAATATTTTAGCCTTTATATTTCTCTTTTCGTCATCTATTTTATAAAAGTACTTTCTATCAAGTCCATGAGGAACTATTATCGGTTCTATATCAGGTCTAACTTTCTTAACTTCGTTATACCCAAACTCAGTATAGACACATACCTTTTTTACAATGTCGAAATGTATAAACCAATCTTTATCTAAAAATGCGGCATCTACAGGAAAATAAACAATAACTGGGGGAATTTTGTTTTTAAACTTCTCTTTGATAATTTTTAGGTAGGTATCTATTACCCATAAATCATTCAATATAAAAATTTCATCAAAGTTTTGGTCTGCAAACATCTGAAGTCTATTGAATCCCCAGATATCTCCTCCAAGTACTGCTGGATATACTTTCCATTTTTTATCGTGTGGGTCTCCATAATAATTTACCGCCAAATGATGCACATCAAATTCATTTTTAGGTAATCTAGATATTATATTATGAATTACGGTACTAAAACCAGTTGGGATTATACCATCCCCGATAACTAAAACCTTTTTCTTTTTAATGTTCGCCATAAAAGCCCTTTCTAATAATTATCAACCCTCTCAAATGAGTTTCCTAAATATCCAGGTAATGAGCCTTTTAGTATGCCAGCTAATCTCTTCTGTGGAACCTTCAAGATTGATGTCAGTTCTTCCCACAAGCCTTTCAGGATATCTCCTCTAGTCTTGGAACTAGCTATATTAGAGTAGCTAATTTCAGCATCTTTCCAGCTTCCATAATCCCATGCAGAATTTTCTAAACTACCTTCTAGGGTAATTATAGCGGCATAGATGATTATAATCTGGTCATCTCCAGGCTCTAATACGCCGCCAACTACACCATCAGAGGTTTCATCAAAAATAAAGTACCCGCTAGTGTTTCTCATAATAAATTCATTAGAATCTAGTAAATATTTAAAGTTCCACCATTTACCTAAGATTTTCACACTAGATTTTAAAGCTACCTCTAACCAATCATCGGTATATCTGTATAATGCTGGATTAATATCACCAATTCTTAGTCTGAGTTCTGGAATGAGATTAACTAAATCATACGCCATTTAAACCTCTTCTGCTTGATATTCACGTAGTTGTAATTCAGATAACTTCCCTTTTAGGAAATTAATAATTTTTTCTGATTTTTCCTGCTTTTCCGCTAATTCGATTAAACGAAATATTGGTGCTACAGATGTCATCTTATTAACCGTACTCTGTAAGGATAAAAATCTGCTATTTAGTACGTTAATTAGTTCATCTTCAGTAAAATCATTAGGAGATTTTTCTACTGGGATATCAACCCTAGTATGAGGAATAATGTATCCAGTATCTAACTGTCTTTTATTAGCCCTCTTGAAAAAAACATCCTCTTGCTCATTCCATACATCAATAATACACTCTTCTGGTTGGGCGCTAGGATTCCCCTCGATAATTAATCCAACTTTCTTATTTTCAAAGGAGTCCCAAACATTGACATACACTTTCGCTAAAACTGTTTTGATATACGACTTATAAGGCTTTCCTGTCTGCATTAGAGAATATACACTTAAACCTTCGCTCATTTTATGATCCTTTCTTTTGTTTTTATATTAAATTGTATAGGTATATGGGAGGGTTTATAAACCCTCCCATTTTAAAAGCCAGTCTTATGACAGGCCTCCGATTACGTATAAGCCCTGTGCATTCCAAACAAGCAGAGCAAACTGCTGATAGAGTTCCAAGAACCACTGAGGCGGGGTAGGGCGTGGGTCTTCGTACTGCTTGGTTTTAACTTCACCGTAAGTGATGAATTCACCAACATTCTGCCCCAGGACAAGAACTTTGTCCGTAGGCAACATAGCAGTATTAGATTCCAGATTATCATACACCTGATCCAATACGATCAAAGGTGCACCATAATAACGACCTAACATACCTCTCTGAACCACTTCCTCTAACTGGGAGTCAACACCCACAACAGTTGCGGAAGTAGCGCCATCATTCCAAAATGCACCAAATTTGGTGATCGGAGTCATGGCAACTCTCGTACCAACCACAGCTTTCACACCAGGAGTAGTCTGATTAATACGATCAATAGCATCTTCTAGTACAGTAGCAGTAATAGCGCCACCAACAGAAGTAAAGTTACTAGGAGTATTAACTGCTGTCCAGACCGTAGTCAAAGCAGTAAAGACCTTATTGTAATAGAAGTCTCGTAGCTTTGCCAACATTTCTCCACGAATCTCATCAACCGTACCAATTTCACCAGCTTCCATTTCCCACTCATTCCAGGTGACTTTCACGTCAGCACCGTCCAGCATGTAGTTAACACGATCAGTCACGGTGACTTCGTGTGCCATATGGATTGTACCGGGAACTAAAGTATGAACCTGCAAACCTTTGCGGAGTTTCTTGACCAGAGAATCTCCCGGCTTGAGGCTACGAGTATTCAACAGCATTCCAACAAAATCGGTTGTGATATGATTGGGCTGTACATACTCGGTAATCATTTCGGCAAGTTCGTCACGTCTGCTTTTATCAGACATCAACGATGCCATAGCTTCTTTAACTTTCAATTCATCAGCCATTGTATAATCCTCCATTATCCATAGACCCTGATCGTCAGGTCATCATTGCTCGCATTGTAGCGCACAACCTCACCAATAACATTGGATGCACTGGTCTTCACTTTACCAGCATTGGTTGTGTCATCTGCTCTGTTAGCAATCGTAAACGTAGCACCAGGGACTTTCAGGTTCGCACTAGAAATCCAAGCACCGGAGGGGATTGTATAAATACCCTCACCATGCAAAGCTAGATTAGAACCTGACGGAATGGTTCTTCCAACCTGGACACCAGGATGGGTGATATACACATCAGCACTGAATGGTGCATTCTCGGCTTGGTCAAAACCGTAGCGCAAAGCAAAAGAATATGCCGGGTTGGGTTGGTAGATCGGTAAACTGCGATTGTCCTGCTCAAACTTCGTAATGTACTTAGCTCTGGAAGCCTCAGTCGAGTTCACAGGGAGTCTAGCTCCGGGGAGATCGCTCTGGCTACCATAGTCTTTACTCAAAGAATGCGAGGCTAACACTACAAATCGACCCTCTACGATGTTATCCATCGCAACTGCGCCGATTATGATATCGCCAATTTGATTGAGTTCCATAATATTTTTTAAACCTCCAAATTACGTCTTAGCTCTTAAAGCCTTTAAAGCTTTAGCTAAATTCTTAGGATCAGACAAATCATCTTCGTCTTCATTGTTTGTGTTTTTCACATCGGGAATTTTAGGCCCTTTAGTAGACGACACAGCAGTTTTGCTAAATGCTGTAATCTCCTGAATCATGAAATCTAATTCATCTTCAGCAAGTGCTAAAAGGGTTTCCTTTTTCTCGGTAAAATAACTCTCATCTTTAGAAATGCCAGCTTCTACAAATTTAGCTTTAATTGTTTCCAATTTCTCCAAATCTGCTTTTTCTTTTTCAACTGTATCTTTAAAAGTTTTCAGTTCAGTAGTTTCTGCTTGGGCTGTCTCTAAAGAGCTTTGTAACGTTTCTTTTTCTGCCTTCAACTGTGCGAGTTCACTTTCTAACTGCTCAATTTTTAGCTTAAGTTGTTCAATTTCTTCCAAAGTTTCACTCTCCTTATCAGAATTTATGTTTTCAGAAGACATTGCAACAAAAGAAGTTCTGCCCTGGTATGCCGGAAGACCTACAATTGCTAAACCATCTAAGGAAGTTCCTAACAAGTCCTCTGTACCATCGTCTTTTATGGATGCTTCTGTGTAGGATATTTCCCAGGAAACATTAGGAGGATTTCCATTCAAGTACATTTCTTTTAATTTAGCAATATCATCTGGTCTTTCTTTCTTCCATAAAGCGGCTAGGGCTATGATTCTATTAGCCTCTTTTGTTAAATTAGCTATTACACCGATTGGATTTCCAAATGCTTCTTTATGACCAGGAGAAATCTCCTTCTGTGCCATTTTAATAGGTGCATTAATCCCTGTTTTAATTAAATTATCGAACTCTTCTTGAGGGATGCGCTTACTATTAGCATTTGGTAAATCATCTGTAACAACTATTTTAGCCCACTGAAAAAATGGATTTAAACTGATAGCGGAAAACTCCTCCCCCAAATCGGGAGATTCGTCTTCCAAAAATTCGAATTCAGTAGTTAAATAAAATTTGTTATCAGTCATGATAAACCTCAATAACATGGAACAAATATTCCACGAATTATATTCATATATATTATAGTATAAATGGTTAAAAAATGCTAAAAGTTATTCAGGAAATGAATTTAAATATTCAAAAGCACTGAAAATCATGTGCTTATTCTCATTAAACAAGCCAATTGCGATATTACAATTACTACAAAGTAAACCTCTAACTCTACCTGTTTTATGATCATGATCTACTGCCAATGTCTTTTTAAATTCAGATTGGTGTTTCTTGCATATACTACAACACCCGCCTTGTTTTTCAAATAATCGGTTATATTCTTCAACAGTAATTCCATACTTATTGTATCTGTTTTCATAATTTTTAGCATATTCTTTAAGACTTTCTTTATTTTTTTCATAATATTTCTTTTTATATACTTTAAACTTTTCTGGATTATCCTTATAATAATTATTATAATATATTCTAGTCTTATCTATATCTTTATTGCGCCATTTTTTTGAATGTTCTCTGTTACAAATTTTACAGTAAGAATGTAACCCATCCTTATTACCCCTACTCTTATGAAACTCAGACTCTTCTTTATGTTTACCACATATAATACACTTTTTCATTGTATGATTTAACTCATTTACTATTAAATTTTCTAGTTATTTTTCGGTATTTTTCTGTTCTTTTGCGGGAGGTTTTTGGTTATTATTCTGTTGTGGGTTCCCTGGTTGTGGAGAAAACGGCTGTGGAGAGAATTCTGGTAATCCAGAATCTTCCATAATTTTTTGTTCCCCTTCTTTCAATTCCATTTCATCTTCCCAGTTGAATCCAAACAACTCGTCCAAAGTAGTTCTAGAAATATTACCAGTATTATAAAGAGAAACCATTGCTGTAACAAAAGTAGCAAACGCATGCAGATTTACAGGACTGAATTTAACTTTAGGATAGTCTTTAAGTCCATTGCTCAGTGCTGTATCTCTCATAATTGCTTGTGCTATAGGGAGTAATTTACTCTGTATATTCTCTATAGTTTTAGTTGGAGACATTGTAGCAAACTCTGGGTCAGACGTTTGTGTCCTCTCTGTTTCACCAGTAGTTAATATTCTAGGAAATCCTAAACCAAAGAATATATCCTGATTTACTTCTCTATATTTCGCATCATCTAGTAAAGCTTCTACTGGAGGGAATACCCATTCTATATCTAACGTATGATTGCCGAATAACTGGAAAATACGTTCTATATCTCTACCATATGAGTTTCTCCAGGTCATTTGACTTCGGATATTTTCAAAAACACTCTCATCATCCTCTGTAACAGGAAATTCATCATTGCCTAATCTGACTAACATAATAGCACTAATAACTCTAGATGCAATAGAGTAGTCCATCCTACGCAAATTTCTTTTATGTTTAAGCGCCTCAATAGCAGGTAACAAATACTGAGTAGGATACGGAGAATCTGATAATACTTTTCTTCTTACTATCAGATTATTCTCTAGTAAGATTTCTTTCTTACCACTCATTACCTGTAGTACAAACTCTGGGTAATAAGTCAAGAGTTCATTATATAGTGCTATATCTTCATTACCATCTGGGTAAACACCCTTGTTCTGAATAAACATTATTAACTGTTCTGGTAAAATCACGTAATAAGACGGCTCATCAGTTACCATTGTGGAGTTTATCTTTATTGTTTTAGGGTCACGCAACCACATGGAAACTGGTAATGTTAGAGTAGTGTATTTCTTTATACCTAAATCTGTAAGCTGTTCTTTTGTAACAGACGCATACTTAATCTCTGGAATAACCAAACCTGAGACTAAATATTCTAATGCACAATTCTCTAAAAATTCTTTTACTTTACCTAAAATACTTGTAAATATCCTAAGTTCATTAGGGGACAGCCCTTTCTTTTCTAGTGAAATATCTGTTACTCCTATTTCAACCAATTTATTTACGACTGTACCCGCAATTGGGTCTTTTCTATAATAAAAACGGCATTGATCTACCAACTTGTGGAATTCTTTAAAGTCTACGGCTTCCAGTTTATCTACATCAGATGGTGACCATACACCGCTGGTTTTACCTTTATAACCATAGGTATCCCAAATAGTATATTGGGCTTCGGCTAATTTTCTCATTTCATTGCTCATAGTTCTCTCCTATTAGACATAACTATCAGCAGGAACATTCCAAAAGGCAGATGCTAATTTTTTAGTACGAACCTTGAAATTTAGCACATCACTGTACATATAGTATGCTAGTGCTCCACACAGCATAGCTGATGTAAAGTGGTCTTCTCCCTTCTTTCCACCCCGTTCAGTAAGGGTTTTATAAACTATTTCGCCTGTTGGTGTCTTACTGTATGTCATTCGTTCTAGTTCGGTTACCATTTCTAAATCTGTAGATGAGTATATAATTTTATGGTTGTTACTATAATCTTGTAGTACTCCTACAGAGAATGGTTTTGTTTTGCTTTTTATCTCTTTACCTTCTGTATCTACCCCCAAAACAATCTGAGATGAAAAGTTAATCGGTACTATTCTTTCTTTAAAGTTTTTATGAAGAAAGTCTTCATGTTCTCTAAGTCTTGGGATAACCGCTTTACCAGCAGAACCTTCATCAATTCCGATAATAAAGGGTTTAAACTTTGTGTCTAAATAATCTATTAGTTTTTCCTGGACGAAATAATTAACTTTATTTAGAGTTATTCTTCCGTGAAATTTAAATACCCCATTTCTATCTAGAGTTAATATAACAATAGCTGTAGGTTCTGTAAAACCTAAGTCTATCCCAAATAAACATTGAGTATCTTTATCTGGTAAACCGGGAAATATTGCTAATTTGCTTATATATTCTGTAATAATATCGAAGTATTTTGTACCATCCAATACCATCTTATGTACCGGATAGTTACTAATAGACATATTATTTCTATCAAATAGAGCAAATACTGGTTTACCGTGTAAGCCTAATACCAGATGAATGTAATCATCCGTCTCGTCTCCACCGTAAAGTTCAAGTGCTTTAAGTCTGTCTTCTTCTGTAAATCTTGGATTTTGAAGTGCTGATATTTTATGTTTAGTATAGTTAGAGTTCTCTCTATCACAGTGGTAGTTTACATTCCGCTCTCTAAGTCCGGTAGGCACACCAGATGCCATCATTCTAAAACCAGATTCAAATGTATTTAGGATAGGTTGCAACTCTGTCCAGGCACTCCACGGGAAATATCCGGTTTCATCTATCATTACGAATGGGGTATGCAGACCAATGAAGTTAACACCAGTACCAGTCTGCCCGGCTAGTCTGCACATTAGTTGTGAGTTGTTTTGTAATTTTAATATGTATTCTGAATTATTTATTCCAGAACGGTTATCTAGGAAAAACTTAAGGAAAGAGTTACTTCTAAATCTACGTACTAAGTTAGACCAGACTGGTTCCAGGTGAGCTTTACCCGGTACTCCATAAATAATATACTCTAAAGGAAATATATTAACTATTAAAATCCAAACAATAATTCCAACGATAGCTACGGTTTTACCTACTGATCTAGCACAGGATAAACTTACATAGCTGTTAAAATCACACATAAATTCTTTTTGATACAAAGTATATTCAAATTTTTCTTCGTTTTCTAGAAGATCAATATTATAAATAAACTCTGTACATAAGACTGGATTTCTCAGAATTTCGTATAATATCAAATCCTCTTGTTCTACTTTTTCTACAATTGGCATTATCTATTTTTCCAATGATTTATAATTTCCATTTCTCTATCTCTAGTATTTATATTTAAATTTCCTTCATACTGGATACCATCTATAATTGGATTTTCTCCATTAAAAGGAACTAACCACTTTTCTTTTCCAAAATCCCCACCCCACTTCATTATGTAATATTTTCTATTATTATTAAAGTATTTATCGTTAGATACACTAGTCCCCTGATGAAGAGTTCTACTCCAGAAATGGAAGTATACTGAGTTACTCAGTGCACAAGTTTTTAGTCCCGCATTTACACCCCTACGGGCGTAATCATTATCCGAATAATATGCCGGATAAAAGCCTGTATCAATATATCCTATTGCATCCATTACTGATTTTTTATACAGACATAAATTGTGTACATCTTTAATTACATTAGGTTCTACACTATCCGGTCTATCCCAATCTTTGTGCACCATCCAGGGTTCAGCAGTTCCAAAATCGTTGAATACCAAATTAGGCCCATGAAAATATTCTTTAGTTTCTGGGTACATACTCACTAAGGCTTTTACATCAAACTGAGAAGAACTTATCCATTCCCAATCAGATGTCTCAGCCTTATCTATAAGTAGATCAATTGTATTAGGATACGCTATAATATCCGGCCCACTAATAATAAGATAATCGTAATTATTCATCTTCCAAGCAAAATCATATAGATCATTAAGTCCTTTTGGAAAACCATAATTCTGATCGTGAATAATCGTATGTAATCCAGTATCAAATACCCAACTGATTGTTTCAAAATCCGCTGGTTTTCCTACTACAATACATATATCAAAAGGATGCTTAACAGTATCTATAATAGATTTGACTGTAAGCTTAGTAAAATCTAAAAGTCCGTATGTATTAATCCCTATTAAAGTTTTGCTCATCTTCTATTTTCCAAAGCCTTTCTAGCTCAACAATAACTTTACGTATATCCCTAGCAATTAAAGGACTTTCATCCTTTAGTCTATAGTAATCAGATACCCATTCTAACATGTTTAGCATTTCTTCCCTATTCATCTGTCTATCACCTCACAAATCTTTGCTACCACATCTACCGTTTCTGTTGCTGGAGACCATTCCTTTTTCATAGGAAGGTGGTCTGATAATACAAAATGAGAACCAGTTCTCTGATAAGTAAAAGATAAATTTATTTTATTCTTGTCATTCCAGTTGTCAATATGCTGAGAAAAAGTGTGAGGCCCTGAACTTCTTCCAATAATTAGATTCGTATAGCAACTTAAATAAGCCACCTCGTTTAAATCAAACCCATCTGATTTTATAGTGTTTCCAGTATAAAACAAATTATCATATACCAAATCTGTAAAAGAAGTTGCTATAAAAATAATCTCTGGATATTTTACACATAATTCGTTAATTACTGGAGTAAAATCAAAGTTAAATGCTTGGTTAGATTGCACAGGCCCATTACTAATTAGAACTCTTTTTCTCTTTTTCGTATTATAAATAAAGTCATGAACCCCACTAACATCGTAAGCACTAAAATCTATTTTTGGAATATAGGAATAAACATCATCTCTAGTAAGTTTAAGCATTCCTAAATCATGCAGAATACTATTATGCATTTCGTACAGTTTTTCTACTGTGCAACCAATTCCAGGAAGTACATACCTACCATCTCTTCCTATCCAGGTATTGATATAGATAGTATCAGTTGATACAGTGATTTTATTCATTGGATGCATAGCATCGGTAACTTCTGTATATTTTAATTCTGGGATATCCAGTAAAATTTTTGGATGTTTCCCGTGTGCGTAATAAAAATCTAAATGAGGCATTAATTGTACATAATCTTTTACAAATTCCCTACTCTCAAAAATATCTCCTGCACCAAAGTGGTTGTAAAAAATCATTCTACTAATATTATCCATTATTAATCCTTTGGTAAAGCCAAATAATTATACCATCCTATCTTTTCATAGGAGTAGTTAATATAATTCAAGTAATTTTCGTACTCTTTAAAAGGTACAGAAATTGGTTCGTTATATTCAAAGACTATAATAGGTCTATTTTTCAATATCAACTTTTCCCCACCAAGCATAACATTTAAGTCCATACCTTCTGTATCTATTTTTATAAAATCTACTTTAGTAAAATATAAATCATCTAGTAAATATGTAGTTATATCAGTACCAGCTACAAATCTAGCTCCTGCGGCGTTATAAGACCAATCTGGCCCCCACTCATCTACATCTCTAGCTTCCCGTACAGTTTCTCCATTTCCAATAACATAATTTAATGGGTAAACATTAAAACAATTATTTAGAAATATATTAGTTATTAGATGGTAATAGTTTCTTTTAAATCCTTCATATGCATATACAGAGTGGGCAATCTTCGATAGGTATACTGTATGATCCCCAAAATAACTACCCACTTCTATTACTACACTATCCTTATTGATATATTTATTAAAAACTGGTAACAGTTCTGGTTCCCAAAAATTTCCTTTAATAAGTTCTTTTGATATTAAATCATATGGATGAAGTAAGAATTTACCATATTTAGTGTAATATATATCCACTTTTTGTCCTTTCTTTTTGAAATACCATTGTAGCAAAACTATAATTATGTCCTTGATACCAAAAATCAGGTTCGCCTTTCCAACTAGTATCTCCTATATATTTACAACCATTATTTTCTATTACCTTTCTAAGTCTAACATTTAAATCATATTCGGTATATAGTCTGTAATTAGAGTAGGGAACTGCATCCCCAGATTTATAACTATCTTTAAAATCACAAGTCAGTATAGCACGCCCATCTACAGAAAGAAGGTCACAAATATCTTTTATAAACTGCTCATCATCTTCTACATGCTCTATTACAGATGTAGAAAAAATTATCCCATACTCTAAATAATTTATTGTTTTAAATGTATGTAAATCGTGATTAATAACAGGGTCTATACCGACAACATTAAATCCTAGATATTTTAAAAATTCATATGCAGTATCTTCATAACAACCCACTGATAAAATACTATAACCAAATACTAACAATTCTCTAACGGTTCTGTATACAAATGCCTGCTGAACATTAGCCTCTGGTATTTTTCTACTAATTAAATCTGGTAATGCCCTAGCCATATTTTCTATCATAGGTTTAAGTTCTTTTCTATCTTTATCGGTTAAAAGTCTATTGAGAGAAAATTCTGTCAAATATTCTGTCATAGTGTTTTATATTCTCCCTTTCTGACCACATCTTATAAAATTTTTCTAGTGGTTTAGTTCCATTATCTAATATAGTTTTTAGAGAATTGTCTTCTATATAAATTGAAGGTTCTGTTACTAAATGTTTAAACATATAAGTCTTACTAACTGCTATGGGTCTTTTTACAGATAGCGCCCAATCTATTGTACTGGCTGAACCTCTCCCCGGCATATCATCATACAAGAAAACATTTATATTATTAGACGCTAAAAATTTTAGTAAATCCTGCTCAGATAAAAAAGTATGAGATACTTTTAGTTCTATTCCAGGTTTAGTAATCTCTCTTTGACAAAGTTCTACGGATTGTCTTGCGGCAATCCCATCATTATCTCCATATTTAGCATAAGGTATTTGTAGATTTATTATCGCAGTATCAAATTCAGAATTTACTGTTCTAGCTATTAGTTCATATCTTTTATTTAGAAATCCAAAACCAAAGCTTCCAATAACAGGCACACTATTAGTAGGGTAATCTCCTTCATATTTCTTTAAAGGTCTTCCAACTACAAAGACGTTATTCCATTCTGGTAAAAGTTCCATTGCCGCATTAGCGAATATATAATATTGAAAAGTGGTGTTATCCGGGTTATGGAATCCTTCATGCTGAATGACGACACTTTTTGCTAGATTTTCATATCGCTTAATAATATCTAAATTTACCCACGGCATAGGCGCTGGATGATAATTATATAATATAGCATCTGGATTTATAGAATTAAAATAATTTTCAAATTGATCTAAATTTTCTACCTCAACATATTCTAATTTATATTTATCAGATTTTTTTAGTATTTTTGAAATACCCAAACCGGCTTGATAAATACCACATCTGGGTTCTTTATGATTAATAAATAAAATAGTTTTAGTCATAGGTTTTAGTAGAGGTATACCCCTGCTCTTTAAAGTACTCATTAATTGCACCAATTAGTTGACTACGTTTAGCATTCTGTTCTTGTGCACGAATAGCGGCATCTAACCTCTGCTTTTCAGATAAGCTGGTATTCATGATGTCTTCTTGTGCAAACCAGCAACGAAGTATCGTAGTCGTAAGTTGATCAATTAACTCTCCGATAGTTTTACGAGACTGATCTGTCATTGTTTAAACTTCTCCAACTTAGGGTTTTCCATCCTTTTTTAGTTATTAAACTAGGTTCTGGAAGTGGTACTATAAATACCCCGCCATCATCTAAATACTTATAATATTTAGATATAAAATCATTAATAAAAAACCAGGGTAGTACTAATAAGTAGTTAGGATTCTTAGAAAATACAAACTCATCTGATTGAATTTCTATTCCAGTACCTATGGTTTTTAATCCCCACTTAGCCTCGTTAGCTTCTGCGGCGTAATCTATCAAAGAATTATCTAAACCGAAGACTTGTAAAATAGTATTACCTTTAGTACTGGCACCTAATACACTGATATGTTTCCCCTTAGAATGTTCAAAACTTATAAAAATATAAACCTCTCTACTGATTCTATCTATTTCCTGTTCAAGAATAGATAGAGATTCCTGAGTATAGTTTAGCTTTTCATATTCTAATTCTTTATTAACTGATGGGTCTACGGGTCTGATACCTCTATCCAGGTAAAGTCTAAGACTTCCACCATTCACTGAGTTTCTAGTAACTTTAAAGAGATGTAAACCATGATTTTCTAACATATTTTTTATAGTATGCAAGTCATAGTATTCTATATGTTCGTGGCATATTGTTGCGAAATCATTAGTTTTTAACATAGAAACTAAATCAGCAAACTGGATTACGAAAATTCCATCATCAGATAAAATATTTAAAACTTCGCTTATAAACTTGTTAGGGTCTTCTAAATCATAAAACATAGCAATAGCTGTTACAACTTTCGCTTTATAGGATAGGGGGTAATACTCTGAACTAAAGTAATTGTTAATAAAATAATCGCATTTACCACTAGCCTCTTCTGCTAAATTATATGCAGGGTCATATCCAATTTTAATCAACCCTGGGACACTATATAACGATAACATCGTACCATCATTAGCACCGATATCAACTACCGCATCTCCAAACTTAAACTCCATTGTCTCTTCTATGGAATCAACAACATTCTGTAAATGTGCTACCATTTCTTTATTGATTCCTGATTTATACCAGTATTTTCTATACATTAAGTCCAGGTCTATAGTATATCTAAGTTGCACTAGCCCACAATCAAGACACTTAGCTAATACTAATGGTGCTTTTTCTATTTCTGCACCATTAGGTACAAAATTAGATGGGTATACATCTCCTAGTCTTAGAGTATCAACTAATTCACCTTTACAATTTCTGCATTTGTCTGTTTTTTTGTAGTTCATAATAAGCTTTCCGGCAGTAAGTCCTGCCTATTTGTACCTCTTTTTTCTAATAATTCTTTAGTAGTTACCGAAAATGTAGTATCACAATACAGCTTTTCTTTTTCTTCCTTTTGCTCATCACTGAGAATTATCTCTCTTTTACAAGTAAAAGTAAGTTTATTTTTAGCATCTGGATATAAAACCCATACTGTACTTAATAACATACCACATTTCGGACAAAAAATATACGCCATTTTAGACTGGTAAAACCTTTTGGCTTTTTGTTTCAAATCCTCAATATAATTAATAACCGATTCTTCTTTATCCCCCTTTCTAATTCTTCTGGTAATCTTTAGATCATTCTGCATATTGGAAATATCACGTCTTAAATTAGACATAATATTATTTATTTTTTCCATTGATAGAATCTTATCTTCGGAGATACCACCAAGTCTTTCTCTATAAGAATAATTTTCTAAATCCTCTAGAGTAATATAAGACTGTGCTAATGCTCTAAGGGTTAGTTTATCATTCGCCTTCAAATCATCTAGATCATAATCTTTAGCAAAACTGGCTATTTTTCTTTCGATTCTTTTTTCAAACTCAGTAACTCCCTCAATACCAGTCAGTTTTGTTTCCCAAACAGCATCATACTCCTCATCAGTCATTTTAGCATATTGAGTAAGATTTCTTAATCTAGCTTTAGAATCTACTGTTAAACGATGTTTAGTCATAAATTACATTTACTCCAACCACATTCGTAACATGTAGTACACTTCCCCTCTTTGATAAGGTAAGTACTACCACAAACAGGGCAGGTTTCTTGGGCTGGTTGTGAGGTTCGTATCTCAATATTTACTGGACATTCTAAAGATTCTAGAAATTTTCTTCCAGCCTCTGAAAGAGGCTCAGCTTCTAATATCAGTTTAAATGTTCCTTCTACAGTATTATTTAATTCCATTTTCTTCTCCTATTACATAATAATTATACCACTTTTCATAGTTTTTTTGTAAAAATTCAAGTAAATTTTCTATTTCTAATAAACAACCTTTATGTACCCATAGATTCACGTATGGTATGTCTAGGGGGATTATTGTCTTTTTCTCCTCTGGCAGTATTACCTCCCAACATTTTATACACTTCTTCTTCAATTCTTTTTTTGGCGATGTTGTAAACTTCTTCATCAATTTCTATCCCATGAAAATTTCGTTTATTTTGTGCACACCAAACTCCTGTTGTACCACTACCCATAAAGGGGTCAAGTACAAAATCACCTTCATCTGTAGTTGATAATAAGAGTCTGTTAATAAGTTTTAGTGGTTTTTGCCACTGTATATTTTTTTCATCAACCCCCTTAACACGTTCTTTAGACATGGTAGAAAAATTACCTAAATCGTAGAAGACATCACATGGGGTTTTTAGTCCGGTACCTTTTTTATCGAAGTCAGTTCCCTTAGTTACTTTCTCTATTTGAATTCTTTCTGGGTAAAATTTATAATCTTTCCCCTTAGCATACATTAGGATATCATCATGTTTTCTGGGGAAAAATCGTTTGGATGTACCACCCCATTCCTGAATAGTTATTATCCAGTTAACAAACCCACCCTTTAAAACATTAAATCCATACAACCTGTCGAGAGCATACTTGTATTCAGCCACCGTGTGATAGTCTGTTTGAACAAAAAATATTCCATTATCCTTTAAACATTCGTAACACCAATAAATCCAATCAAAATCCATACTATCATAAATACAATCAGCATATATAACATCGAACTTAATTTTTGGTTCAGCTAACTCATAAACACCAAAAATATCCATAAACACATCTCTATTAGATGCATTATAAAGTACAGAATTTCCTATGCTATTTATTCTCATTTCTCTCTTTTATGTAATCTTTGTCTAACTGCATGGATATTCCTGTATTAAATTCTGTGTTAAGAAATTCTAACATTTCTTTTTCAGTTTCTTTTTCCTGTAAAGGCTTTAATTGATTCTCTAACCACTCACCATTTTTATACATATATGCTATGAATAAAGTATAACCATTTAGCATTTGTATAAGCCATAAAATATAATTTACTAATTTCTTCTCTCTCTCAGTTGGTTCCATTTTAGTTTCCTTTCAGTTGATTTCTATATTTCATTAATGTTTCTATTAAAGTTCCTTGTAGAAGACTATCGTCTCTAACATATAAAAACTGTATTAATTTGAATAAGTCTTCTCTTCTAAATGCTACATAGATTATATCATGATCTTGTTCACATGACAACGCCTCTCCTTGCATATTATATTCTATACCACATATCGAACATTTCCAGCCCGTATCAGTTTTTATCGACATACTCTAACAGCTTACTTACTGCCTCCTCCAATCTAGAAATAATTGGTGCATATCCAAATCTATCAGATAATTCATACCTAGTAATATCAATACTTATTTGACTATTCCCCTTTCTAAAAGTATATCTAACATAAAAATCATAATCTGTGTAAATATAAACCTCATCCACTGTGACTTCATTTTCTCGAAGTCTTTGTAATATCATATCAAAATTATACCTTATCCAATCATTCTTATCTGCATAATAATCATGACCATCAAAACCCAATCTAGATGACGGGACATTATACATCAAATCATACGGGTACCTAAACCCCCTAATATTTATTTTTGAATCGTGCATGGTAACAACCATTCTCTCATGTGTTCATCCATCCAATAATATATAGCATGTCCGGCATCGTTATCTGCAAAAGATTCTATTCCGAAAATAAAGTTCATTAACATATCTGCAAAGTCTTCAAAAGCACTATTAACCTGGGATTTTTTGTGTTGAATAGTATCCGAAATAAATCCATTGACTTGTGCATACCTCCCCATACCTCGACTATATCCACCAATGTACGGGCCAGTAACTAACTTTCTACTGTTAGGAAGAGGAATACCATATCTTCCAAGAAGATACTGAGGACGTTTTCTGTACTCAAAACGGTTAGAGAATATATGTGCTAACTCATGAAGTACCAGTCTAAGTTCAACAAACCCAGGCTTTAATGTGATCGTATTGCCTTTTGCATATCCATGATATTTAATAGATGGGGACAACTTAAAGTTAATGTCTCTCATAACACAAGAAAAAGCATCCTCTGGAGACGTACCAGTATACCTGGATAGCATCTCAGAGAATAACTTTATAGCATCTAATACAATTGCTTTGTCAGCATCTGTCCATGCATTGATAAACTTTATCATAAGTTCCTCCTAAAAAGACTTGACAAGAATTCAAAGTTATGATATACTATATCATGAAATTAGTAGTTTGTCAAGTACTAATTTCCGCTAAAGGTGAGGCGTGGCGATATGATATAGACCTCCTTATTATAACATAGTCCCCTAATATTTGTCAAGACTAGTCTGATCTAGCATTAGCTATAGTCTTGTTGGGACACCAAAAACCCCAGATTCCCCAGAAATGGGTGAAGGTCTTTTTAGGCTGAGTGGAGTATGATACCTTATTTTATAATAAGAGTCTCCGACAGTTCCGTAGCGGGTTGATAAGTAGGGTAATCGGGCCTGGGCCGTCCTAGAAATAGGTGCTTATCATGTTGGTAATCACTCTACCGTAATTACGAGTGAGTCTGGAACCAGACCGCAGTGATATCTTGATCAGGGGTATCACTGCGTCTGGATATATTACTGAATCCAGCTTGACAGATTTAAAGTAAATTGGTATAATATATATAGAAAGGATTTTATGAATATACTATATATAACAGATAAAACACAGCTAGACAAATTAGTTTCGGATATTCTAAAGGTTGATGAAGTAGCGATTGATACCGAAACTACATCATTAGACGTGTTTACAGCAAATTGGCTATTATTACAGATAGAGGCTAATGGTAACATATATGTTCTAAATATTAGAGCTTTGGAATATGAAGTTTATAAATATATTATCAGCCTCATAAAAGATTCTAATAAACGTGTTGTAATGCATAACGCTAAATATGATATTAAAATTATCTATAACAATACTGGGGAACTGTTTACTAATGTTTATGACACGATGATTGCTGAAGTTTTAATTAATCAGGGAGTAGGAAAACAGTATTATTCTTATGAGGAACTAGTTGAAAAATATGTCGGAGTTTCTTTAAATAAAGAGATTAGAAAAACATTTATAGATTTTGATGGTACGATAACTAACGAGCAGATAAACTATTCTGCTATGGATGTTGAATATTTACGTTCTATAAAAAAGGAACAGGTTTATATTCTAGCTACTCAAAAGCAAAGCTATACTTTAGAGTTAGAGTGTAATTTAATTCCTGTAGTTACTAGTATGGAATTAAATGGTGTACAAATTGATGAAGAATACTGGAATAAAATAATCGTATCTAATAAAGAACTTTTAGAAAGTCAGAAAATTACTTTACTGGATATGGTAGCATCTAAAATAGATTTCAGTAAATTTTCTAGTGCTTATAAAGTAGCAGACGCATTTAAAATTCCTGTAAAAACTAAAAAAGCTATAGCCAGTACACAGTTAATTACAGAAGATTTAGACTCATGGTTTAAAGAAAATTTCAATCTAAATTCTAATCAACAGGTATTACGAGCATTACAAATCTGCGGAGTACCCGTAAATAAAACTAATGAAAAAGAGTTAAACGTTTACAAGAAAAAGAGTGATGTAGTAGATTCTTTACTCCTATATAGAGAGTATGAAAAGAAAGTCTCTACCTACGGAGAAAATTTTCTACAAGATAAACACCCCTTGACAAAACGATATCATTTCGAGTATAATCAAGTAGGTACCTATACGGGTAGATTCTCTGTATCCAGGATGCAACAGATTCCTAGAGATAAAGATATAAGACGATGCTTTATATCTAGAGATGAATACAGCATATTGACAGCAGATTTTAGTCAGCAAGAATATAGATTGGCTGGTGCATTGACTGGTGATAGGAGAATTATAGAATCGTACTTAATGGGTAAGGATATGCACACAGCTACAGCAGGTGTGGTGTATAAAGTACCTATTAGTGCAGTTACAAAAGACCAGAGACAGGAGGCTAAGAGTGTAAATTTTGCATTACTTTATGACTCATCTGCCTGGGGGTTATCGTTCAATTTGAATATACCCATTACCGAGGCAGAAGAACTTTTGAAATTATTGGCGGAAAGTTATCCAACATTTATTGAATATAGAGAGAATGCTAAACAGATAATCTGGGAAAGAAAATGTGCTACTACCCCTCTAGGTAGAAAAAGATATTTTGAAAACATAGAAGTATTTAATGATGTAATTGAGAGAGATAGATATAAAAGAAAAGTTACAAAAGAAGGTTGGAACCATATGATTCAGGGTTGGGGTGCTGATATTACTAAAATATCAATGAACAATATTTTTTATGAGAATACATTTGGAGATGGTATTAGGTTTTATAATCAAGCGCACGATGAGATTGACTTAGAAGTAATTACTAGTGTATCGAAAGATATTGCTGTATTTACGGAAGAGTGCATGCTAAAAGCTGAGCAACCTCAGTTAGGGGAGATTCCAGCCGCTGTCGAGTATAAAGTCTTACCCTACTGGAGTAAATAATATGGATACATATGTTCTAGCTTATATTCTTTTTGGGGCAGTTTTTTCTATATTTCTAAATGATTTAATATTTTTTGATTTAGCTAAAGAATCACTTTTAATATGGTTTATTTTTATGATTATAGTTACTCTATTATGGCCTATATTTTTTACTACACTGATAACTTTATTTTTAATTTATATTACAAGGGAAATTTATTATGCCAAAAAAATTAAATAAAGCAAGAGATTTTACGAGTATATTGGAAGAAGAGTTTAGTAATATTCTACCTGTAAAAATTGACGTGAATTCTGGAGAACCTATAAAAGCTATTTCTACTGGTTCACTAAGTTTGGATATTTCTACTGGTATTGGTGGAATACCTTTAGGAAGGTTTACTGAACTATATGGGCCGGATTCTTCCGGTAAGACAACCCTGGCATTGGAAATAGCTTATAATGCAATTCTTATGAACCACAGGGTTTTGTATATAGATGCAGAGAATACTTTAGATATCGCTTATGCTAATGAAATTATAGATAATATGAATGACGAAACATTTGTTCTAGTACAACCAGAGACTATGGAACAGAGTATGAGGATTGCAGAATTAGCTATCAATGATGGGGATTTCAATCTAATAATACTAGATTCTATTGGTTCGTTAGCACCTAAGAAGGTAAAAGAAGATGATATCACTGATGTTAATGTAGCACTTTTGTCCAGATTTTTTACTACGTTTTTACAAAGAAACGCTTATAATGTTAGAAGAAATAATGTAGCATTTCTAGGTATTAATCAAGTAAGGGATAAAATCGGTGCGTACATATCTACATTTGAAACCCCTGGTGGGCACGCCTGGAAACATATTGCTAGTCTGAGAATACAGTTGAGTAGAAGTACCGACATTGAGCAGGCTGGCAGTAAAATAGGGATACTGACTAAATTTGTAGTAAAGAAGAACAAGCTGGCATCCCCAAGTAGATCGTTTACAATACCTATCATCTTTGGGGTAGGAGTAGACAGGATTAGAGATGTTATTGAGTTTTCTACTATGTTAGGTATTATGGAGAAAGGAGGGCCGTATTATAAGTTTGAAGGTGAGACGTTAGCCAGTGGGGTAGACAGAACAATTGAATATCTAAGTGAACATCCAGAAACCCTTGACAAGATTACAAAAGCATGCTATACTACAGTCAATACTAAAAATAGAATAGAAGAAGGAGATGATTAAATGGACGAACAGAATATAAACAGAGCATTATCGGTTGAGAGAACTTACAGTCTAGGTCAGTATCAGAATATTAAATTATTTGACAGCATAGGAGGTTTACCAGAAGATGTAGTGTTTGATAGAGAGTTGATTAGTGAGGTTAGATATTTACAACTTATACAATTGGAGATTGACTATAGAAAATATTTACAACTAATTGAAAAAGTACACCCATATAATGTTGAAGAGGCTATCGGTTATTTAGAAGAAGTTAAAGTTAATACATTAGATTTGATAAAAGAGTTATTTACGAAAGCTGAGTAAAATATGTTTAGTTCTAGTAAAATTAATAAGTTGGAACGTCGAATAGATATATTAGAAAACCAAGTAAAAGCTTTAAGAACTGAAGTAAGGGACTCGATTATTTTTTATTATGAAGGTAATGCCGAGCCTACAGTTACTATGAGTGGGTATCCATATGCATATCCGACATCCCATCAAATTAAAATAATAGAAATTAAAAAACTTTTATATATGATTTTAGAATACTTAAATATAAAAATTAAATATAATCCAGAAAAAATAACATTAGAAAAAGGAGATTAATAAAATGTCATTCGATACATTTTCAGATTCAGAAAAGAAAACTTTTGAAAAAATCCCATTTTTAACTTTCGATTTTGGGAATCACACGGTTAGAATTTTAGATGAACCAGTTAAAGTTTTTACTCATTATTTAGCACAGTTTAAACTGGTTGTTAAATGTTTAGAGGATGAATGCCCAATTTGTCTAAATAACAAGAAAATTATGGCAGAGCATCCAGATAACTATAGAGATGTTCCGGGATATATCTTTAGAAGTGTGAGACACTACTTTAATTGTTTAGACAGAACAGAAGTTAAAGTCTGTAAAGAGTGCGGTGAAGAAGTTAAGAAAGATTTAGTTGGTAAGTACCCGCCAGTGTGTCCCAATAGCCATCTTATTTTAGAGGTAGAGCCAACCATCTCTGATAAGGTAAAAGTAGCTAGTGTCAGTGAAACCTGTGCTGTACAAATTAATGCTCAGGAAAGAGGTTTACTGGATAATGAGGGTAATGTTATTGGTATGAATAACTACGATATTTTATTCATGGTGAATAAAGTAGGCAGTAAGAAAAATATTACCCCAATGCTTATGGCAGATAGAAACGATAAGGTTGACCTACCAGATGAGTTTCTACATGACTTAAGTAGAGCAGTACTTACTCTAACTGCTAATGAGATTGTTAGCTTATTGCAGGGAGTTTCTTTAAGAGATATCTTCTTAGCTAGAGGCGGTAGAAAAATGGACTCCGCTTTAGAAGAGAAAGTTATAGTTACTAGCGAAGATATTAAAAAGAAAATTGATGCACTTTACTAAAAACTGAATAGAAGATTCCTTACAGCAAACAAAAAACCCAACCTTTAATTGGAAAAAAGGAATCTGGTATTGCTATGTAGCTTAATTGGCAGAGCATACGACTGTTAATCGTGTAGGTTCTGGTTCGACTCCAGACGTAGCAGTTACGACTCCATACAGCAAAAAATACCCCAACTCGAAATTGGAAAAATGGAGTCTGTTACAGCGGGATAAAGTAGAGGATACTTACGAGTCTCATAAACTCGACAGGGAAGTTCGAATCTTCCTCCCGCTATTTAAGGAGAAATTATGAGTAATGTAGAAGAACCGCTGGCTGAGTTTTATTATAACCAACTAAGAGAGACTACTAATCCAGTAGGTACTTTAGTAGCTTTCTATAGGTCTTTATTTGATGTAGATAAAGCAGACGAGTCTACGTATAAAATGTTTGCTAGACTATATAAGATTTATGGGAAGGAGTTAATTTACTTTGCGTTATTAGACTGTGCTGATATGGAGAATATTAATTTTGATTCTAGTATAGCTCGCCTTATATCTTATTTTGCTAAAAAGAGATTGGGAGACTCTACTAATTTTAATTTACCAGTAGACCTTACATTTTTGGTAAAGCAGTTTGAGAAAAATACAGAAAAGGTCAGAAAGGTTAAAATAAATTTGAACCCATTTGAGGATGAACCCAATGAATGATTTATTTAATAACGATGCAGAGGTAGCATTACTATCCATTATTCTAAAAGACCCATCTGCTGTCTATGACATAACAGATGTTAAGTCTTTCATGTTATCATCTGAAATTAATAAAAATTTATTGGATACTTTAGTAACATTATTGTCTACAGGAGTTACACCAGATTATAACTTATTTTTATATTATCTAAAATCATCTTCTAAATTAAATGAGTGTGGTGGTGAAAGTTATATAAGTTATCTTTATAATCAAGATTATAATAAAGATTATTTGAAAGACTTTGAAAGATTAGTAGTAAATTCTTTCAAAGCTAGAACTTTAATATCCATATCAAATCAAATACCTACCATTGTTAAAAATCAAAACGATGTAGATAGTGCTATAAACTATGTAAGAGACAACCTAGATAGTTTATCCAGTCTAGAAGGTGGTGGTAAAACAGTTGATCTAAAGCAAGCATCAAGAGAAACCTGGACAGATTTAGTTGAGAGGGTTAATTCCGGTGCTAAAATAGAAACCACATCTGGGTTTAAGCATATAGATGCTATAACGTATGGTTACGAACCTGGGGATTTGTGGGTGGTCGCTGGTCGTCCCGGGATGGGGAAATCAGCTATGGCAGTTAATTCTATTATACGCTGTGCTAAGGTGGGAATTCCCAGTCTATTAATTTCTAGGGAAATGAGAAGAAAATCTCTAGTCCATAGAATTTTAGCTATAGAAACTGGTATCCCAATTTATAACATCCATTTGGGGATGCTGAACCAAAAACAACTAGATTTAATAGCTGAGAAAATAAAGGAAATAAAAGACTATCCCATCCATATTGATACCAACTTCTCTGGAAATCTAAACTACGTATTTTCCACTATACGCAGATACAAAAAGATTTATGATATTCAAGTAGTACACGTAGATTATCTACAAATTTTAGTAGAAAGATCAACAGAGATGCGGCACGATCTCGGACAAGCAACTAGAGGTTTAAAGCTATTAGCAGAAGAGATAGAAGTTTGTTCTGTAGCGTATTCTCAACTTAACAGGGAATTAGAGCGCAGACCTGATAAGAGACCAATTCTATCTGATCTAAAAGAATCTGGTACTTTAGAAGATGATGCAGATGTGGTTATGTTTTTATATAGAGATGAACTTTATAACAGAGAATCTAAACATAAAGGTGAGATGGAACATATTATAGCTAAGCAGAGAAACGGCCCAATAGGAACGGTGTTCTCTAAATTTGATAAAGAAACTAATAGGATTACAGAGGGTTGAAATGGAAACATTTTTAACTGGCGGTTATTATATTTTGATGGGTGCTTTATTTTTATTTAGTACCGTGTCTTTTATGTTATTTGTAACAGAAATTTTTCATGTTCTAGATAAAACAAAAGGCAAAATTAAAAAAGAAGGATGGGTAGCTCATTGGTCATGGAAAGATATTATTGTATATGATGGTAAAGAATTATTGATTTACCTTCCAGGATTTTTGTTATTCATATATTTTATAGGTATACTTTTTACATGGATAGAAGCTAATGGTTAATAAAAAGAAGATCAAAGGGACTCAATGGGAGAATCTTTTTGTTGAGTTAATACAAGAAAAAATCCCTATGACACTAAAAGCCAAAAGAATCGCTGGTTCAGGTGCAATAGGTACTGCATTAAACGAACCTCTCCTTAAAGGGGATGTTGTAGTTGAGTTTTATGGTTTCCCTAGAAAGTTCAGAATAGAAACTAAAGTAGGTTATGGTGGTGAAAAACAGCTAACCGTACAAAAAGAATGGATAAATAAAATCATAGAAGAAGCTGATGAAACTTATTCGTATCCTCTAGTTGCGTGTAAATTTTCCGGTGCTAGAAAAGCAGATGGGGTACAGTATTTTTTAATTTTAGATTTTGATACATTCTGTGATATAATTAATTATACAAACCAACTTAAAAGGGAATTAGACCTTTTATATGATAAGATAGAAAAGAATGATGATTGAGAGAACTTTGTGGGATTCTATAAAAGAATACTATAGACTAAACTACTCTATACCAGAAAATATTTTAGAGTACTATTCTGCTATAGATGTTATAAAGAAATGTATCTCAGGATATAGTAATCTAAGAATCTCATTTGGTTTAAAGAGCAGTGTAAAGTATGTGAAAGAAGTACTGTATGATAATTTAGGATTTGAGGGTTGGGAAGAAGACCTTGACTTTTCTCCAATTGCGGTGTATAATAGGTGTAACAATAACTATGAGAGATATAGACAAGATATCCTAATGATAAGTCATGTGACACCAGACTGTGTTATAGAGATTTCATTCTTATTGTGCAAAAAATATAAAGATATAGAAAGGTTAGTAGATAAATATGTCGTATAAAATAGAGTTACCAGATATTGAGATGATGTTTAAATTAGTAGATACTATTTCTGACTTGACTTATGAACGATCAATGTTAGACTTAGATATTAAATTCTCGGAAAGTGAGATTGCTAAAATAGCTACAACAAATCCAGACTACTTCCAGGGAGGTAAACCACCATCAATGGCGTACATAGACGCTACCTGGAAAGTGACTGGTTTTAATGGGGAATTGAAAGAGAAAAGAGCAAGACTAGCTGGTATTTCAGCTAAATTGGAAGAAACTAAACTTAAGTTCCAACTATATAAAGAGATTATTGATTTATATAGAACACAGTCAGCTAATGAGAGAAGTCAGATAGTGTAAAAATGTCGTGGTATGTTAGGAAATTATTGTTAGAAAGAGACAGTATAAAGAGTCTAATTAGGGATACCTATGAAAATGGCTCTGCATTAGATTTAGAGGAGAATCAATTTGAGTTTTATGACTTCAATTCTGATGTTTATATGGACTTACTGACTGTAGAAAAGAAACTTAAGGAATTAATAGATAATGGGTTGATCTCATCTGATGAACTTAGAGTATTGGAGTATATCTTATCAAATAGAACTGTTTCACAAATAGAAAGAGACGAAGATATATCTAGACCCACTATAAACAAAAAGTTTGCGGATATTTGTTCTAGAGTAGCATTTCATCTTGGGGGAATTTTTACTGATGAAGGTTTTATATACTATCTAACAAACAAATATAATCTAAAAAAAGAACAGATATCTAAACTAAAAAATCATATAAGTGAGGAAAAATGAGTATTGTAGAAGAAGTATTAAAATCAAAAAAGATGAAAGAAGATTTGCGCTGTGTTCACAGACACACAATAGATGAGCACCCATCTTGTTTTGTTAAGGGACAGATAAAGTGGCCCGATGATAAAACGTTTTCTAAAGTAACAGGAAGTGAGTGGTATAAATACCCAGGATACAGGATAGCGTATGCAGATATTGAGACAGATAATCTAAATGCAGATTTTGGTACGGTGTTAGCATGGTGTATAAAACAAAAGGACGGGGAAATAATATCTAGTTTTATAACCAAAGATGAGTTATTTGATGGTCGTAGTGATTACAGACTTATTAAAGAGTTTATTAATGAAATTTCTAATTATAAAATTGTTGTAGGATACTATTCTAGTAGATTTGATATTCCATATATGCGAAGTAAAGCACTTTATTACGGATTAGAATTTCCAGGTTATGGAGAATTGTTTCAATGGGACTTGTATTTTACTGTAAGAGACAAACTTAAATTATCCAGAAACTCATTAGATAACGCATGCAATTACTTAGGGATTGATGGTAAAACGCCTCTAGATAAGGATATATGGAGATTAGCTAAATATGGAGATAGAGATGCTATAAGTTTGGTCTTGACACACTGCGAATATGATGTTATAATTACTGAAAGGTTACATAATCGAATAGAGTTTATGCGTAAATGGATTAAGACTTCAATATAAGAAAGGGCATATAAAATGGCTGATTTAGTAAACGATAAGACTGTTGGATATAGAATAACTACAGATACGATGGCAACCAAGCTGTCTAATGGTTACTGGAAGGTAGAACAAAAGGTTACCCAAAGTAAGACCTTTGATGGCAGTACCTGGGACAGTAGGCAGGTGAGCATGCAAGCTACTGATAAGGACTTATCTAAAGCAAACGAACTAGTTACAATGTCTGTTCTAATGTATCTTGAACAGGTAGACGGGGACTTGTTTGTTGAACAAGTTATGGATGACGAAGAGTTAGGTAGTGGCGAGGGAAAGGCGCTCTTGCAGTAAGGGTATGACAAAGAGAAATAGAAGGACTTCTGTAGCAGTAAACCTGTTTAAAACAATTTCTGATAATCCAGGGTTATTTCCTAAACAATTAGGAAGGTTAATTGGTAAAACTTCTGGATATATACATAATACTCTACCGTCTTTAGAAATTGATGGTTTATACATTAGTGAAGATGATCAGGGTAGATTATACCCAATGGAGAATAACCTAGATGAATAGCATACAAATTTTTAAATTAGATGATTTAGAGACAATTGTAATTAAAAAGAATAAAGGAGGTAGATTTTTTATAACTACGTCAGATTCAGTGATTATATCTAGTTTTAACTTCTATGCTCTTTTAAAATATATGTTATTCCGAGGTTTTATTTCTCCAAAAGTTTTGGAAGGACTACTTAGTGAATATAGAGAGGAGTAATTATGAAAGCAACGGGACTAGTAAAATCAGTTGTTATGTGGGATGATGTTTATAAGTCCAAATCAATCATCATTCTTTTATCTGGAAAAGCCAGAGTAGGTAAAACTTATATTGCTAATAGACTAGTTAGCTTATTTAATGACAATGCTTATTCTACACGAATTTTAGGTTTTGCAGATGGAGTAAAAGATTGTGCGATTGACTACTTTAATTGGAATGGTGATAAAGATGATAGGGGTAGAAAATTACTACAAAGTATCGGAAATATAGGTAGAGAATATGATAAGGATGTGTGGGTAAAAAGACTGGTTAGGTTAATTGATGATGATTTATATTTGTCTGATGTGTATATTGTTGATGACTGGCGTTTTGAAAATGAACGAAACTATCTTGAAAAGACAGGTAATTTTTTTGTAGTAGCAGTTAGAGTTGAGTCGGACGTAAGAGGCGGTTTAAAAGGAGACTTAGCTAAAGACGTTTCTGAAAATTCTTTGCCAGAAAATTTAACATACTATGATTTTATTATAACAAATAATGATAACGATCTAGACGAAGTATTAAAAACTATACTAAACTTCGTAGATAAAATGGAGGATAAAGATGGATGATATGCTTATTAACGGCGGACTAGCTATGTTGTTATTGGAATTAGTAAAGTGGGGTATTCGTTTTCTAAAGAAAAACCCACAGTACGACTTTCCAACGGCTTTTTATGCCGTATCAATTCCAGTTTTAAATATATTAGTACTTCCACTATTAGCTTTGTTAGGAGTTAGTAACGTGACTATGCCTACAGATTGGGTTGAGTGGATACGCTCTGCCCTTTTAGTGGGGGTTGGTTCACTAGTTTCCCTGCTATTTTATAGTGGAGGCTATAAGAAACTCAAAGAATACAACGACTTACTAAAAGAAACAAGAAGTTATGATGAGTTCCTAGAAGAAGAAAGAGACGAAGAAGAGGAAAGAGAGAAAGGAAAGGGCTAAGATGACTTGTCCTGTTTGTCAAGGTGACTATTTCAATATCACTAATGATGATATCTGTGAGGAGCATGAGCATTGGATAGTTACTATTTGTCCATATTGTAACAGGGCTGTTCTTAGTAATGAGAGTGGCATCTGCTTATATCATGCCAAAATGGGACAGGCTGGACATGGTGCTAATAAGGATAGGAGAGCACCACTACGCTCGTACGGACTTGAAAATTGACCCTTGACAAACTGTAAGGTATGTGCTATACTATAATTACCTTAACAACTAATAGCCTCTGTAATGCAAATGGTAGCATATCAACTTTGTAACTTGATTATGGGAGTTCGACTCTCTCCGGAGGCTACAAGATTACATACAGCAAACAAAAACCCTTCAACTGATAATTGAATCCGGTCAAGCGTAGTCTGAATATAAATTAAGCCAACATCCAGCAAAAAACTATCTTTTGAGGAAAAGAAAAAAATGTTGGCTGATTTTTATCTAAAAGAAAGGAAAATAAAATGAGAATAGGGTTAGATGATTTTAGAGAAGAAGATTATATTGGAGATTGGGTACTAGACGATACAATTAAGATAGATACAGAAATGATTTTATCAGAATTATTAGTTATGAAATATGTACCAGAAGAGTTCAATTTTCATATTTATGATGCGATGTTGAGAGCAGAACAACTAGGGTTAGAAAAAGATGTTATTGAGGTTACTATAGGTAAATTTTTCGATGTATTAAGATTAGAAAGAGAATTAGACGAAATTAATAAGCGGATTTATAAATGAAGTGTGCAAACTGTAATTTATGTCTCGATATCTATAACTTAGAAGTAGACGGTTTAAATAAACTCTTTTGGTTTTGTGATTTATGCAAAAGAGTTTACAAATTAAATGGAGGCAGGAGATTTGAAATAACAGATACAGAAGAGTTAAACAGTATTAGAGATAGAATATTACAGAAAAGAAAGCAAATTAATTATGGTTAGTAAAGTTTTACAGTGTTTAGAGTGTGGAACAAAAACACGTTACTCTATAACTCTAGGAGACGAACAAAAAGAACTAGAGTATATAGAAGGGATGAAAAAATTAGGTTGTTATTACTGTAATAGTAAAAATGATCTTGTGGAGGCTAATGATGAAAATAAACTTGTCAAAACTTTATCACGCTCTGCGTAGGGAAAAGAAAAATGAACGTAGAAATAAGACAACTTTGGATAGTAGAGTAGTTAAATCTATTCCAGATGAAGTAGAAGAAAGAAAAGAGAAGAAACAAAAATGAACGCCAATAAGTTAGTAATACTCCTACTCTTTATATTAGGATTAGTATTAATGGTTTTATCTTTTTCTATGGATTGTGGGGTAGGCAGGGCATTTTTTGTTTGGGGGTTTTTAATTTCCGCTATGGTCGGCTTATTTCAAATTATAGAATACTGGAAAAGTAAATGAAACACATTTTTGCTGTAGAATGGTTATCTGATGACTTGGTGGGTTTTAAGTGTGTTAGATGTGGTCATGAGTGTGTAGAACCAGATACTACTAAATGTACTTACTGGTATAAATTTGAAGAATGGATTTGTGTTTTATGTGGCAAAGAAGATATTTATAAAACCAGGGTTTACGGAAAGCCTAAGCCTGAAAATTATTATGAAAGACATATAGAACACGATACTGCGTGCGAAAGTCATTTTATATAGGTGATCTATGACAAAAAATGCAGATATTCTAGAAACTCTAATTGATGAAGATTTTGGATTAGAGACCAAAGAGGCATCTAGATGGGGAAAAGCTGAAGAACGTTCCTCTATGGTGCTGGATAAAGAAAAAGGAATCTTTTTTTGGAATGCACAAGGAATTGTAGGAGACCCTCTAATCTATCTAACCCAAGTTAGAAAGCTTAGTTTCTATGATGCTAAAGAATATCTGAAAAGGTTTGATTATGAAGGTACGTTTGTACATACTGTCCATACTAAAAAAGAAGATGTAGTAGTTTATCCTAGATTAGTAGATGTGTTCTTTGAACATGGATTAGATAAAAGAGATTACTTTTATAGAAGAGGTTTGCTGGATTATACTATTGACAGGTTTCAATTAGGGTGGTATAATGACTTTAGTATGATACCATTCTTTGAGGACGGTACTTTTAGAAACTTTCAAATGAGGCAGGATAATCCGAGTAAACGGATTAAGGGGTTTTACCGTAATATCGGCCCTCTGCTGTTCAATTCAGATGTCTTGAAAATGACAGACGAGGTTTATTATGTAGAAGGGCCAGTAGATGCAATGATTCTTATTCAAAATGGTTTACCAGCTATTGCGTCAAATTCTGGTGGAGGATATTTACCAGAGTGGTATAGCAAGTTTATCAGACAAAAAAAGATTAATATTGTTTTTGATAATGATGACGGTGGTAGAAAAGAATCGGTAAGATTAGCTAAATTCTTAGGAGTAAACAGATGTAAGATTTATACGTTTGTGGATTTTGAAGAATCTGGATATGATCCAGTAGATTATTTTAGAGATGGAAATAAAGTAGAAAATTTTGTAGAATTAGTCGATGATAGGAGTAAATATGTTTTTGAGTTACCTGGACAAAACAGTGGAAGAGGCCGTAAAAGAAATTCTTAGTTTAGATAAGAAAGATGATGATACAAAGGCTGAAAAAATAAATACGATATTATCAAATTTAGTTAGAAAGAACCTTTTAAAATATGAAACAGATTTATCAAATTATGGAGGAAATGTGAGAGATGAGTAGATTTACCAGTCCGTCTGAATATAGAGAGTATCTATCTAGTTTTATTTCTGATATTTCTACAGAAGTTAGTGATAGATTAGAGAATATTTTATCTAATATTTTAGAAGAAATCTATGATGAGGCATACGAGGCAGGTTATGAAGATGGTTATAATGAAGGGATAGCATATAAAGAATGAACACTATAAAATTTGCACTTTTATCAGAAACTGCTAAAATACCAACTAGAAAACACTTAACAGATGCTGGAATAGATTTATATGCAGACTTATACTACAATCCTATTAAGGAAGACCATTTAATATTGCCCTGGGTTGAGGGTAGAGAGGCTTTAATAGATGCTAATTCGGTAGTTGTAGTAGGTACAGGAGTGTGTGTAGAAATTCCAACCAATTATTTTGGTTTTATAACCAATAAAAGTGGTAGTGACTTTTTAGTAGGTGGCGGTATAGTAGATCAAGGTTATCAAGGTGAATTATTAGTAAAAATATTCAATCCTTTAGATAAACCTTTAGTTATATCTCACGGCCAAAAGATTGCACAGCTTTTAATTATTCCATGCCTTACTTTAGAAGTTGAGAGTGTGGATTTAAAAGATATTTATACAATAAAAACAGATAGGGGGGCTAGTGGTGGGATAACGAAATCGGTTGCTAGAAGAAAAGCTATGCAAGCGGGTTTTGACCCAGAGAACTATCTAGATTGGTTAGCTAAGCAGGATGATGAGAAATATGGCGACCCCTTTCATTACGGTGAGTTTGATGATGACGACGAATATTTAAAGTGGCGTTCTGAACAGGGGGGTATGCCATGATGAAATTTATAGCTGAAGTAAGTATTTGGGAACATGATGAGTATATAGTTGTTATTAGACCAGTTTGGGAAAAGTTTTGGAAAAGCCTACCAATAGGCTATACCCTAGATAAAAAAGATGCTAAAATAATAGCTGATTGGTTAAATTCATCGTTACCTGAATTATGGAAGATTTTTGAAAATGTCAACCGTGACTTACAAGAAACAACCAGCAATACACCAAACTAGAGGAAATATTCCTTTAGCTGGTAATGCGTATGTTTATACGGTATCTAAATTGTTGTGGCCTAGAGAAGTAGAAGAGTTTTTAGGTACACAGTTAGTAGGAAATACATTGCATGTATGCTGTGGTAAAAGTATGCTAGGAGATATAAGATTAGATTTGTATGAGCAAGATGTTGATATTATAGGAGATATGACTAAACTACCTTTTGCTAATGAAAGTATAGATACAGTATTAATAGACCCTCCATATAATTCTAAGTTACAAATTATGCACGATATGTTATCTGAATTATGTAGAGTATCTAAAAATAGAATCATATTTCAACACTGGTTTTCTCCTGTGGATAAACAAGGTAGATATAGAAAGAATCATAAATTTACTTTAAGTGGTTTATACGCCTGGATGCCTAAAACATATTTTGGTAGGATGCAGATTATATCTATTTTTGATAGAGTATAACTATGTTTAGAGAATTAGGAAATAAAACAAATATAAACTATGGTATAATTGCGGAAAAAGCTATTGTATCTGATATGAAAAATAGAACTGGTGATTATTTATTAGATGTTGAGTCGTATCCTTTTGGTAAATATGATGTAGATTTAAAGTTTGTTTTCAAGGACGGCAGTTTTCTATATGCAGATATAGAGAGACGTGCTAATTGGGTTAGTAATTGGGAGTATTTCCCATTTGAAACAATTAATATACCATATAGAAAGCTGAAGATGATACAAACCAGAACACCATTTATATACTTTATTCTTAGGGAAGATTGTAAAAGAGGATTAATATTGAGTGGAGTTGACATTCTAGATGGGGAAAAGGTAATTAGCGCCAATAAATTTTCGAAAAATGATGAGCCGTTTTTAGCAGTTTTTATAGAAAAAATAATCAAGTATATTGACTTAGAGACAGGAGAATAGCGTGAAGTTAGCAGTGGTTGGTTCAAGACAGTTTGAAGAGCAGTATTATGATGATGTAAGAGATTTATTAGAGTCTATAGTAAATAACTATGATGTAAAACTAATAATCTCTGGTGGTGCCAGGGGAATTGATTCTTTAGCAGAAAGGTTTGCAGATGAACAGAATATATCTAAATCAATATTCCCTGCACAATGGGATAAATATGGTAAATCTGCTGGTTATATAAGAAACCAACTTATAGTTGATAACTGTGATAAACTGGTGGCTTTTTGGGATGGTAAATCTAAAGGTACAGAGCATTCTATAAACTTAGCTAAAGAGCAGAGTAAATTATTAAAAATCTATATCTTAAATGGTGCTACATGGACGAGAAGAATTACTTAAAATCATTTGAAAAATTTTTATCCAGTACAAAATTTGGACATTCTGTTGATATAGAATATCATGCACCTGGAAGTATTATCGGGGAAACTGAACAGTTTTATTCTGTATCAGAGTACTATAATTTTGAAATGTATTTGGTTGGAAGTACGTGGTTGGAAGATGCAATCTATAAAGCAACAGAGGAAAGGAAAAATAAAGGATGGTAAAGAAATTAGGGTTTGATTTAGATGGAGTCCTATATCCGTGGCATCTGTATGTGTGGGAGTATCTTTATAATTCCGGTCAGACGGATTATACTTATGACTATTTCTGGACATATGTTTGGAAGATCATGCCGGATAAGTTTTGGCACGATATTACCAGAGTAGAGAGTTTGTTCAGAGGTGCACCATTTGACGGTGCTGTAGATGTTGTGAATAAATGTGCTAAAAAATATGATGTTTTCTATTTAACAAAAAGAGAAAAAGAAATGACTGATGTAACATCCGATTTTTTAGTGAAAAACAATTTTCCTAACTCAGATGAATTATTTATTATTCAATATGGAAAAGAAGATTTCATCTCTAAATTTAAAACAGATTATTATGTAGAAGACAGGGCAGACTATCTAAAGTCTTTACAAGGAACCACCAGCCTTATTGGTGTAAGACAGAGGTGGAATGATGACTATTATGAGCAAGCCTCTAATAATGGAATTGTATGGATTAATAATATATTAGAATTACCTAAGGTATTGGGTATATAAAATGACAATGTTTCCGATTAAAGACGATGTTATGATGTTCTGTCCTATATGTAATGCATATGTGTGGTGTTCCAGGACAGTATATCCAGATATTGTTTACTATACCTGTAAACTCAAAAAACATCACTTTAAACACGAATTAAAAAATGGATACCAAATAGAGGGGGATAAACAAATTAAACCCCCCGATGGATATAAGGAGGACGATTAATGGCTACATTTTCTGATGATTATGTACACTGTGATAAGTGTGGGGTATGGTATAACTATACTTTAGGACACATTTGTTTTAAAGAAGTAGAAGATAAAAACATTGAGATTTTAGAAAAATTAGACAAGTTAGAGAATCACTTGGTATTTCTAGAAAGACTAATAAAACTTTATGGACACTAGACTTTTTAGGTACGAAAGACCTTACATAAAAAGGCAAAAAGATAGAGATTATACTAAACTTATAGAAGTTTTGGAAAATCTTTTAGATGCTTATGAAGAGTGTGAGTTGGAACCTTGTTTAGAAATAGACTCTGATCTTGATGAGTTTGTTTTAGAGGCAGTTTTAGAATGTTTTTATGGAAAAAATATTTTTAATTATATGGATGAGAGGGTTTAAAATGAAACTGGAATTTACTACTTGTGATAAATGTGTTCTTGAAGAGATATTAAAAGACTATCCTGATTATGGGATGGAAAAATGGGGATTTATGCCTATTTGGGGTGAGTACCAGTATAAATCTAAAGTAAAATTATGTGTAACTGCTGGTGATATTGAAAGAGAATCTTGTTGTTTATTTCATTTATTTAACGGAGAATGCTGATGGTATTACCTCAATTAATTGTAGATTTAACGAATGATTGGAAGAAAGATCATCGGGCTACGTGTTTGTGGTGTGGAGAAACTATTTATGGTGAGCCTGGAGATACGGGTAGATGCAAATGTGGTTTGAAATATGAGATAATTAAAGGTGTTATACCTTCTGAAGATGATGAACAGTATGAGGACTGGTAATGAGATGGATTGAAGTTATAGAAACTAATAGAACTAGAAATATAGCTTATGTAGCTATAATACAAGACGACCCTTATTGGGCTACTAATTTAGAAGTTAAGTTAGACTGGGTAGAGGAATTAATGAGGTGCAAATTTGAGGATGGTACACATAATTTTGTTACAATAAATTTTAACGGAGAAGTTGAATATGCTTAACGATAAAGCACAGAAAATTTTCGATATGAAGTATACCGCATTTAGAGGAGAAACCTGGAATCAAGCTTGTTGGAGAGTGGCTGAGTTTGTTGCGAGTGCTGAGGGTACACAAGAGAAACGGGATGAATATGCTAAAAAGTTCTTTGAACTAATTTATAATTTAGCATTTCTACCTGGAGGTAGGATTTTAGCGAATGCGGGTACTAATATAAAGAACAATGCAAATTGTTTTGTTTTAAAGGTAGAAGATTCTAGAGATGGAATTTATAAAACTTTAAAAGATGCGGCTGAAATCTTTGCCTGGGGAGGTGGCGTCGGGTATGATTTCAGTTCTTTGAGAGAAAAAGGTGCTGATGTAAAAACCACTGGTGGAAAAGCTTCTGGCCCTCTTTCTTTTATGTCGCTATTTGATCAAACTGGAGAGGTTATTTCCCAAGCATCTAGACGTGGTGCACAATTAGGATTACTGAATGTATCTCATCCAGATATCGAAAAATTTATTAATTATAAATCCACCCCTAATTCTAGAAATACTAGATTATTAGAAGAGTATAAGAGAAATCTTGAAATGAATGGATTGGATAAAAAAGGTACTAAATATTTTAAAGTACTAGAAAAAACTCTACAAGACGACCAATTATCTCATTTCAATATTTCCGTTATATTAGACGATACTTTTATGTCATCTGTTTTAACAGATCAAGAGTGGGCTTTAAAATCAGTAACTACTGGAGAAGAAGTTAAAAGAGTTAAAGCAAAAGATTTACTGATGCAGATTTCCAATATGGCATGGGAAAGCGGAGACCCAGGAATTTTCTTTTATGATAGAACTAATGAAGATAACATGGTTCCATATATTTCTGATATTTCCGCCGCTAATCCATGTATTACCGGGGATACAAAAATATTAACAGTTTATGATGGCCCTCGTCCAATTAAAGAATTAGCAGAAGAGGGGTATGATGTATTAGTCTATACCTGGAATCCTAAGACGAAACTTCCAGGAGTTTCTGTTATGGATAGACCAAGACTAACTAGAAAAAATACAGATGTTATAGAAGTAGAATTTGATTCTGGATTAAAAGTAAAATGTACTCCAGACCATAATTTTTATACTTTTAGAGGAAATAAAATCCAAGCTAAAGATTTAAAAGTTGGACAATCGATTCGTGCCTTTTCAGGCGGAGTCCATGTTGATAAACATATTAGAGTACACGGTTGGGTAGATGGAAAAGCAAAACATCAATATACTGCAAGAATGGTTTGGGAACGTTTCCACGAAAAGATTGAAAATGGATTAATATTGCACCACAAGGATTTAAATCCAGTA